CAAGAACTTGAAATTCCAAAACTAAGCTTTGAGGATGCTCTTGACGTGGTTACAGTTGCTACTCACGACAAGACGGATTTCCTACTTCAGGTTCAGAAGTACATTCTCTCAGGTTGGCGAATTGATCTAAATAGTATTTACTTCGATATTATTGGAACTAAATCTTGTAAACTTGTTCATCCCGAGCATCCAGCAAGTAAGGTGTATTCCAAGGAAGAGCTTGATAATATGGACTACGAAACCCTTAAATATGTTGGCAAGATGCGTAAATGCTTTAATCGGAGTCGTTCAGTGATGCAAGAACAGATTCTACGTTTTCAACAGAGGGATTAAATATGAGACGTTCAATCTTGAAGAATAGCCTTAAAATGCTGTATGCTGATTCTCCAGAAATTCTTGAAATGTTTGAGCTTGTTAGCTTTGATGAGCTGGACTACAAGTTTTATAAAGAGCTGTTCCACCACATTGACGAAAAATTGTTTTATGAAGTTGATGATTATTTGAACGGAGAAGATGTTAAGTTGTATCAATACGCTGTCAGTAAAGCAGCTATCAGTGTAACAAGGGAGTTGTATGATCTTATTGAATTGGCTTTCACTCCAAAAAACACTAAACATTGAAGAAGGAGATTTAAATAATGACTAAACGAAACCAGCGCCAAGTAGTTGATGACCGTTGGACTAAAAAAGCTGATCGGGGTCGTGAGATTAACCCTAAATTTGAAGAAGAGCGTGCTGTACGTGTACTGCCATTGCAGGCTAAGAGTGATGCTCAACGGGATGCACTGAAAGCATTTACCGAGAAGCAACTAGTAGTTCTTTCTGGGACTGCCGGGAGTGGAAAATCCGAGTTGATGTGTTGGTGGGCGAGCAAACTTTGGATTGAAGGTGTGATTGATAATATCGTTATCTGCCGACCACACACAGCTCTTGGTAATGACTATGGTGCGGTAACAGGTAATGATACACTTAAGCTTCTACCATTCTGCATGAGTATGATGATGAAGTTCAAGAAATACCTTGGTTACGGTATTCTAAAGAACAACTTCCGAATGGAAGTAACTGAAGGTCTTTTCCAAGAAGCTTCAGGTATCCAAATTGTACCAATCGAGAAGATACAGGGCCTGTCTTTTAGCAGCAAGACAATTATTTTGGCTGACGAGCTTCAGAACGCCACCGGGGCACAGATTAAAGCCCTTGTTACTCGGGCTGAAGAGGGGTGCCAACTGATCGGAGCAGGAGACGCAAAACAGAGTGCCTTGAGTGGTGACAACGGTTTGGTTATTCTTGAACGTGCTCTTAAACTACACCCTCACGAAGACGCACAGGTTATCAAGTTTACACCAAAAGATAACTGTCGCAGCGGTATTTCTGGACACCTTGCTAACATCTTTGAGCAAGAAGGGGGTTGGTAGTATGATTGGTAAAAGATGTAATTCACACCTATGATAATGAATGAGGACAAGAATGGTCAAACGAAAAGAGTTTCTAATAGTTGAAGACTACAAAGAAAATAATTTATGGGTGAAAACCCGTACTGAAACCTTCAGTGATCACTATAAATACAAAGTAACCAGATCCTACCAGCTTTGGAACAGTATCAATAAAAGGTGCAATAAAGTTACAGAGGTTAGGAAAAATCGCCCTTGGTATCTCAACAGTAGTAACTTGTTCTCAGATTTCCAGTCGTTTGCTGATTGGTGTCAACTACAGCATGGTTACAACAGCAAGGATGAGAATGGAAATTTCTGGCAACTGGATAAGGATTTACTGGTATTCGGAAACAAAGACTACTCCCCAGAAACTTGTCTATTTGTACCAAGTAAAATAAATTCTATCCTGCTCTCAAGCAGTACAATTCGCGGAGAATACCCAATAGGTGTAACATTTAATAGGCGGTCTGGTAGGTTCGTTGCACAATCAAATGATACATCGTACAAAAGAAAGCACTTGGGATATTTTGATTGTCCACTAGAGGCTCACAGAGCATGGCAAAAGTTTAAAATGGGGAGACTTCTTGATGAGGCTAAGAACGAGGAGTACGGTATTAGACTTGTTGAGGCTTTGCTTCAAAAGGCTGAAGAAATTAACCAAGACATTATAGAGAATAAAGAAACCATCCTCGGAGGTACTTATGAGCGATAAAGAAGATTTGCTATTTCCTGTACAACAGTGTGAAGTTATCCAGTCTAGCTTTACAGAAACATATAACATGTATGACATTGTTCTAGATGAGAACATCCGAGAACCTGCTTACTACCGCCAAGCATTCCATGTGCTACGGACAGCCAAGGAGGGGGATCGGATCAATATGATCCTGAATAACTCGGGTGGGCGGATTGACAGCGCCATCTGTTTCCGTAATCTTATTCAAGAAACTCAAGCAGAAGTTCTTGCTGTCCTTGAAGGTGAGACTCATTCAGCAGCTTCAATGATCGCCTTGAGTTGTCATGGTGTACACGTAAAGCCATACGCATCTATGATGATCCATCATGCCTCTTTTGGTTCAGGCGGGACTGTACAGAACGTAATGGATCACGTAAACTTCACTAGTAAGCAGACAGAACGACTAATTCGTGACGTGTATCAACACTTCCTCAGTGAAAGTGAGCTAGACGAAGTAGTGCGTAATAGGGAAATCTGGTTAACTGATGAGGAAATTGGTGAACGTCTCGATCGAATGTATGAGGCACGAAGAGAACAAGAAATGGAATGCTCCTGTGGTGAATGTGGACTTGACAATGAAGAACCTATTGACCTAATGTCTTTAATTGAAGATAAAGTAGCCCAAGGTGTAGAAAAATCTCTTGACAACCTACTTAAAAAGTACGATATTACACCAAAGCCCAAGAAAGCAGCTAAAGCAAAGGAGCCTAAAGTATCAGAAGCTGTTGTTGAGAATGTAAAAGAGTTCAACAAGGGTGATTTTCTAAAGTAGGTGGTTGACAACGATATGTGGGGTGCTTATACTAGGCTCCACATTTAAACAAAGGAGTATTTATGAAACTTAAAGAGCAAGTGTCGTTGAAAAAGTTTATCCGTATTCAACAACACCCTAAAGCAATGATTGCAAAAGCTTGTTATCGTAATCCACGCGAATACTGGGAGTTCTTGGAAGCTCAAGAAGCCTATGTGGTAGGAGATGACCTTTACTGTAAAGTGCTATGTAAAAAACCAAAACAATCCACTGGTGCTTATGTTCAAGAGCAATTCACCTATGTTCGATACCGTGTTGCAGAAGGTGTTGCAAGAAAAGATGATGTGATGTATTATGCCGTAAGTAAAGTAAATATTTTCTAAGGAGTTTTTGATGCAAGAATCCTACATTGTATATTCTGTCCAATCTACAGAATACGATTTTGATGAAATGTGGAATAAACAAGAAGCATTTGCAGAAAGTGAACTTGGAGATAACACGTACTGGGCAATTAGACAGGAGCTGGAGGATGACTAAACCAATTAAAACTACTCTGGTTAAAGAGTCTGAGATTGAAGTGTGGGATCAGGAGTCTGAAAGTTTTATTCTCAACCAACCAAGTAAGTTTTATGTAACACTGGCTACAGGAGATTTACTTTTCATTCACACTCGTGATAGGCTTGCTGCACAGCAGCATGTTGACTCGTTGTACGGAAAGGGGTTTTACACAGTGAAGCAATGCAAGCAAGGGAGTGGTAGTGGGGAATATACAGCGTCAGGCTCTACGACTAGGAAATGCGTTGGAAGCTGGTTGAAGAGGAGCTAGGAGGAATTATGAATTACCGAGTAAAAAAGATTTATGATACATTTCGTTATGACATTCCACGATTCCTAAAGAATCTGGTTGTCTACCGTAAAGTGCTATGGAATACTTATAACTTCGATTACTCTGGCAGTTTGTATTTCATGAGGGAGCACTTCAAACAACTGGAGAAGTCTATTCGCTACGGGCATCATCTCCATGGAGATAAGACAGCAGATAAAGTGAAAGTTTGTATTCTATTGCTGGATAGAATCTTAGATAGTAGCGAGCAATATACTCTAAGCGAACTTGATATTGACTTCTCTGATAACCGTATTACTATCAAACATGAACCAAAGAACACTGAACATCCACGACACGGCACCAAGACATACTGGGAAGTGACTAAGAACAAAGAAAGACAAGATTGGGAGTTGCTGATGAAAATGCTGAATAAACATATGCGTGGGTTTTGGGATTAAGATGAAACAGAAGTTAGGGAGAAAAGTTTGAAGACAGATATACATGTAGAATTTGATTTACATCTTCTTAATGAATTGTTTTATGTAAATCAAAACAGCAAGACAGGTTTATCTTATACCAAAGACAGGTATTCCGGAAACGGAAGATTAATGGCAAAGAAGGGTTCTGATGCTGGGGGCAGTTTACCTAGTAAATCCCACGGATATTATGTGGTAAACGTAAATGGAAAACCGAGGTTAGTTCATAGAATAATTTATACCATGATCTATGGCCAGATTCCAAAAGGAGTGTTTGTAGATCATATAAATGGTAACAGGACAGATAACACCTTATCTAACCTAAGGCTTGTAGATAGAAAAACAAACCAAAGAAACAGAAAGATGTCTTCAAATAACACAACTGGTTTTGTTGGGGTATCTAGAGTTAATAGGAAGTCTTCCCCGTATTACTGTGCTCAGTGGACAAATGAGTACGGAGATGTTGAAACGAAAGTATTTACAATTACGAAATACGGAGAGGATGAGGCACTTAGGCTTGCCATTGAGTTCCGTAAGTCAAAAATTATGGAAATGAACATTTTAGGCGAAAATTATACCGAGCGCCATTTCTTAGGAGAAATTCAAAATTAAATCTAAATATCTAGAAGCCTTCATGAAAATGACGGAGGTTTTTGCGGAGACTTCAGAGGCTCAGAGATTGAAAGTTGGTGCCTGTTTGATCAAAAATGGGAATCCAATCGCATTTGGTGTAAATGGTACTATCCCAGGATGGGAAACAAACAAATGTGAAGATGAACACGGAAACACCAAATCTGATGTTGTCCTTCATGCAGAAATCCAAGCTTTAAACAAGCTCAGGAAGATTAATGAGTCGTCAGTTGGTGCAACATTACTTGTGACACATTCGTGCTGTTTGAGATGTGCTCATGAAGTGGTGGATTCTGGTATCACTTCCGTATATTATAGACATGACTACCGCTGTTCAGAAGGGATTGAGCATCTAAAGAAGAGTGGTGTGAAAGTGTATAAACTGGATTAGTTTACAAAATGCAAGAAACAGTCACTATTAGTGAGTCATTTAAGTAAAAGATAAACTGTAAGGGGGTGAAATGATTTTTCCAACACTATACGGTAAAGATAGTTCAGGTGGATTGAAGCTTTGGGAGGTATTTACACAAAACGATGTAATTGTTGTACGCCACGGAAAACTTGGTGGTAAAATTCAAGAAAAACGGACAACTGCTATTCCTATGAATGTTGGACGTAGTAATGCCACTACAGCATCAGAGCAAGCTGACACAGAAGCTCTTGCCAAGTGGACAAAACAGAAAAAGAAAGGTTACTTTGAAGATAAAGAGGAGGCTCTTGGTTTTGTAACACGTACACCAATGAAGGCTCAAAACTTTAACGACTATGCTCACAAAGTGAAGTATCCTTGTTACATCCAACCTAAACTCAATGGTCAACGTATGATGATTGATTCAGAGGGTAATTGCCAGAGTAAGCAAGGTGAGAGTATTAAGCTTCCTGAACACTGGAAGGAAGATATTAAGAAACTTGTTGCAAGTGGTGTGATGAAAGATGGTATTGATGGTGAAATCTTCGCAGGTCATGTAAAACAAGGCGGTCTAAGTCTACAACAGATTATCAGTGCTTTCCGTAAACCAAATGAGAACACTCATCGTCTTTTCTTTGCTATGTACGACACTTGTAGTGATAGTATACAAGAAGAACGATTTGCTGATATGCAAAACATTCAGAGGCTGGAACTTGCAAGTGTTGTGGCTGTGCCTACTATATTAGTCTATAATGAATGTGAAGCTGATATTTGGTATACTAAGTGGCTTGAGCAAGGTGCTGAAGGCATGGTCTACCGCAACCTTACTGGTAAATATGACTATGGTAAGCGTAGTTACAACCTAATTAAACGTAAACCTCGTCTTGATGCTGAAGCTAAAGTAATAGATTGTATACCGGACAAGAACAACGCAGGTCTACTGTCTTGTGTACTACAAAACGGTGTTCACTTTAAGTGTCTCATGCGTGTTGATAGTCACCCTGATATTGATTACCGCAAGTTTGACAACGCAAATACACTTGTAGGTACGTTCATCACGTTTGAATATGAAGAGCTTAGTGATGATGGTGTTCCAACCAAGCCTGTAGGTGTAGGATTGCGTAAAATGAACTCAAACTGGGAACCACTAGAATAGGAGGAGTCATGACAGCAAATCCCACTCTCGTTAAACTGCGAGGAATTGACGAAGAATCTGTAAGACAAATCAATCTTTTACATGAGAAGCTGGATAAACTTATGTCTCGTGCAAATCTTGGTGTATACAGTCAATCCGTTTATGACGAAATTGAGAAAATAGAAGAACAGATTCAATTTCTCTGGAAATTTGGGATTGATAAGTCCATGCACAAGCACAAACATTTATACAAATTTCGTTGTCATTGGATTGGGAAGAAATTCCAATGTAAAACAACAGGAGAGATATTCACAATTCCAGAAAATGTTAAAGAACGTGATTTCTTTCGCGTGGGTGAAGGGTTTGTTGATACAGGAGTTCTTGACGGATACTCACGATTCTCTAACGTAATAGAAATTAGCAATGGAAACATTGCCCTTGATTGAAATATTTATAAGCCACTACTCTTGCATGGGTGGTGGCTTTTGTTGTTTAATAGGCTTACGTTTTTAATTAAGAGGAGAACTAGATGGGAGACATTCAAAACACAGCACGCATACAGATTCAAAGCGTTATCAATTTCCTTCAAGAACTCGGATACTCATTCTATCCGAATGAGAAGGTATTTGAGAGCGTATCTTACGAAACTAATAATGCTCGCAAGGTGGTTAGCTTCAATACTGCCATTCGTCTGCACAATGGTGGTTTTACGGAATGCCATGGTAAATATTTTAACCCACCGTTTGATAACATTCCTGTAGAGTGGTTTGCTGCTGCCCATAAGGCTAAGATTGTCCATACTGCAAAGCTACAGCACAGCAAGAAACATAATGCTATCATTGTTCAAAATCAGATGGTTAAGTTCGTGGAACCTGAAAACGTATCACTGTTTATCAAATGATAGAAAACCTTTATAAGGGATTCTCTGGACAAAGGAGTCCCTTTCTTGTATTCTGAGTTTACTAATTTGAACTAGGGGGCTGTGTGAAAAAGATTAAAGTCTGGAGGATCGAGGACTCTGAGGGGAACGGGCCTTATCGGAGTAAGTATAGAGAGTTTAGCAGACCACTTATGGGTTATTGTGAAGCTCCGTATATGTATGCACTCACTGAAGAACGATCTTTTAATGAAAGACGTTTTAAAAGTATGTGTAAGAAGGGTTGGAGATTCGCGTGGGTCAGTGAAGAATTGGCAACCACTCACTGTAATCAGAATCTTGACAAACTCAAGGAACTTGGTTTTACCCTGCACTGGAAACTGGTTGACCGTTACAGAATTTTTCCTGATGGTCAAGTAATGTATTTTGAATAGGAGGATTTATGGAAAAAGGCAAACTAACTTGGTCTGAATTTATGACCAAAGTAGAACAATACGCTCGTTATCTGTGTGAGCGAAAGGGTGAAGACCCTGATTCTTACTATGAAGAATTTAATCGTGAAGCTGCTATATGGGGACAACCGGACGAATATGTATTCCCAAAAGTGTACGCTTGGAAAGAATATGAAGACGAAGCATATGTAGCTGTTGCATTTTTCTTTGGAGAGCCAAGTGAATGAGCTATTGCAGATGGTCGTCAGATGATTTCAAATGTGATATTTATTGTTATGAAAGTGAGACTGGTTATGAAGTACGTGTTGCCACTAAACGTGTTGTAGGGAATATTCCAGCAATTGACTGGAGCAGTCATGAGGCAATGTTTAAAACCTACAAAGAACAGATGGAGTTTTTAGAAACAACAGAAAGACAAGATATTGGATTGCCCTATGATGGAAAATCTTTTTCTTTTTCTGAAGCAGGAGAGGCTGCTACACTGCTTGAACACCTAAAAGGTCTAGGATACAATGTACCTCAATATGCAATTGATGCCTTGTGGGAGGATAATAATGAAAAAGATTAGAATTGTACCATACCGAGGGAAATATCTTGTTATGTACGGTAAAGAATGCTTGAGTGGGCCTTGGAATACAGATAAAGAAGCTGTAGCAGCTAAACAGGAGTGGATCGTATGAGTCTTGTAGAAAAAGCATATATCTTTGCAATGGCAGCTCACGCTGCTGTAGGACAAAAACGTAAATATACAGGAGAAGATTATATAGTCCATCCTGTAGAAGTGTGCAATCTTATCGAGAAGAGTACGATTGTTAACGATGAAATGCGGGCAGCAGCTTTGCTTCATGATGTTGTAGAGGATACTCAAGTATCCATTGAATTGATTAAGAGAGAATTTGGTAAATGTGTAGCAACTCTCGTTGAAGGGCTTACTGATGTTAGCAAAGCAGAGGACGGAAATCGTGCAAAGCGTAAAGAGATTGACAGACAGCATATAGCGAAGCAATCTGCTGCTTGTAAGACAATCAAGCTGACTGATCTAATCAGTAACAGCAGAAGCATCTTGCAACATGACAAAGATTTTGCTAAGGTGTACCTGAAAGAGAAGAAAGCTTTGCTTGAAGTGCTAAAAGAAGGAGATTCTTGTCTGTGGCTGCAAGCTAATCAAATTGTTGAGCAAGGATTAAAGGAGATTGAGAATGACTAATCAAATTGAAAACGAAAACAAAGATGGATTTGATGAACAAATCCTCATCGGACAAGTGGATATTCCTAATCGTAGAGTACATATCTTCCGATCTATGCAAGCAATGACAGATTTTATGAATACATTTAAGCTTTCCAGTGGTCAATGGCGTACAGGGACTACATCTGACGGTGTGTGGGCTGTAGAACTCGTGTATGATGTTGCTAAGGAGAATATGTGATGGATAAATTTAAAGAAGACATTCTAAAAGAATACCTCAAGTGGGTAGATGAAGTGACAGAAGACTGTGACTGGAAGACCCATTTCACCCCGGAAGAGATTGTCAGTAAAGTGGTGGATATTGTTCTAGATAAGCTTAATATAGAGGAAGATAACGAATGAATAAGATCACTTGCTGGGAATGTTCAAGAGAGTCTGGTAATCACAAAATGGGTTGCGGTAGTAAGAGTCGTGTCGATGATCTACAATGGCTTATGGATTCCCTGCACAATGTTCCACAAGACGTATTGGACTACGTTTCACACAGGATTTATGTAGAATCGTTAGAGCGCAAACTAAATTTTGATGAGGAGAATACAAATGACTAACCCAAGAGATATGACACAATACCGAGAACAAGCTCTGGAAGCTCGCCTAGCTAAACAAGAAGCAGCTAAGAATCTACAGCAAAGCTGGAGTGACCTCCCTCATTGGAAAGAGTTAGCTTCTAAATATGGTGTACGGCTTCCTAGCTATGTACATCCAAACACAGAGACAAAATATCTGCGTAGGCTGTTCAACAAAGTGGATATGGACATTAAAGATTATTTGGAGTATTGTGGCGTATCAACTCTCAAGAAATTGGTAGCCCTAAATCCAAATTATCCTGCTTTCGCTGAAGTGGGGTTTGCACTTGAGTATATTGATGAACAAAAGCAATAAATCCTTATACTTTTGATAGGGTAAATGCCCTTATCTTTAGTTAGGTAGGGCATTATACAGGTATAGGATTAAACACTGTTTATATAGCTAAAATCATAAGGATTTAAGGAGAAATTGTGGAACACATTAGAACACTGGATTTAAGAAAACACAAAGGAAGATGTTTCTTCAGCACCGACCTACACGGACATTATGACCTCCTACATGAGAAACTGAAGGAAGTAGCGTTTGACTCTACAAAAGATATTCTTATTCTTGGAGGTGATTGTTGCGACAGAGGCCCAGACAGCCAATATGTCTTAGATTATCTAAACGAGCCTTGGATTTATTGTGTACAAGGCAACCATGAACGAATGGTGATTGATTTTATTGAAGCTCTCGCTACAGGAGATGAGCGGGAAGTAAGACAACCTTATCAAATGCTCTTCCATAATGGAGGTGAGTGGTTCTTCGATCTTAGTAATAAGCAACAGATGGATGTTTATCAATCCTTTAAGTCTCTCCCTCTCGCTATCGAATTGTTGACTCCAACAGAGAAGATTGGTATTGTTCATGCTCAGTGTCCCTACAACAACTGGGAGGAGTTTAAGAAAATGCCAAAGCTAGAGCTTGAATTTAATGGCTATGCTACAGCACAATGGGCTAGAACCAATTACGACAGGCAATGGCAAGAAACTGTTAAAGACGTTGATAGGCTTCTTGTTGGTCATACACCAACAAACAGTGGAGATGTGGAAATTCTTGGGAATGTGTGGTATTGTGATTTAGGTTCATTCTTTAGGAATAAGATTAGTTTTATTCAGATTATGTAGGAGGGGTTATGAAATCACTTATGTGGGTTGCTGTAATTCTAATGTTGTCAGGGTGTAGTCTTGATCCTGAATATCAGAAAGCAGTGAATAACTACGCAAAAGATAACTGCAAAGGAAAGCTTTTGGAAGTCTCTACAAAAACTGGGGATGGAACCCTTGACTCCCGAATGGCTTATTGGTGCATTGAAGATTCTGGGGTTAAGACATACTGGGTTACTGTAAAAGAGATTCCACAAAAGTATCGGGAGATAGAATGAAAGTAAATTGTATTATGGACTCAGTGAAGTGGGAGTTATGTGGTTATTGTGAGTACGGGTATAGGTTATTCAGGACAGAGACAGGAGTTGTAAAGAGATTTCCTGTTCCTTTGTCGGAGGTGTATTGATGAAAACTTTACTGGGTTTGGTTCTACTGGTAGTGTTAGGTTTTATTGTATTCGTTACACTATCAGCTCTCGGTCTTATGATTGCTTTGATTGGGGCAGCATATGCTTGGTGGCAGATTGTCTTAGGTACTATTCTTGGTATGATTATTGTCCTTGTACATATGTTGGACGAGGAGAAATCAGAATGACTAAGAAATATACATACTACGATGATAGTTGGTGGGATTGGCCTCCGTGTGATTGTTGCCAAGGCGGTCTAATGGAGTGTTACAATAGCTCTGATACAGAAAGCAACTTAGGCTCTGCCCATAGCGAAGAACATTGCTATATACAAGCAATCATTACAGAGTGTGACGCCTACAAAGAAGATGAAGGGCTTTGGGAATTAGATTTAGACAGCTTGAAGAAAATAGCTAAAGAGATTTGTATTGAAGTGGAGATTATTTCTTGAAAGAAGAGAAGATTCTTATTCTTGAACAAAGAGTTAGAGAGTTAACCAATAAACTTTCATACCTCGACCAACTACGTCCTCTTGTTAAATCAGATACAGAAGGGTGGATGAGGAAAATATCGTTTGAACAGATGAGTGAATATGCTGTCATGTGGATGAAACGAGAGGGGAAGTGTAATGAACTATAATTATAATTCTTACAACGACTTCTGGATGGAACGTATGTCACGAACAGCCATGGAGAACGGAACAAACACGTTTACAAAAGAAGAGATTGAATGGGCGCTCAGTATGACTGATTATAAGTATTTTGGACACTACGAGCTAGACGATAAACAGAAGATGGCTGTAGACATTCTTGTGTGGGCTTCACAGAGATATTTGGAGGGTGAATGACGAATTGTCCAATATGTAAAAGAATTCTGAAGGAACGAATCAAAGAACGTAGACTGTGTACGCAATACACTAATGACAGTAAGAACTATATGACTTCTTGCTTCAGTTGCTTTGAAGAACGTAATAGGATTTATAAAGAAATGTGGGATGAGTATAAGAGTAGTCAGGGAGTGTGGTGATGAATAAAGATTACAAAGACGACAACATTTGGCTAATGTTTGGTGATTGCCTTGAAAGGATGAAAGAAATTCTAGATGGAAGTGTTGATTTGGTGTTGACTGACCCTCCGTATAACATTGCACGAGAAAATAACTTCCATACAATGGGCAGGGCAGGTATTGACTTTGGTGAATGGGATAAAGGGGCTGACATTTTTACATACATACATGAAGTTTCTCGTGTACTCAACGGAAACGGAAGCTTCGTCGTGTTCAACGATTGGAAGAATTTAGGTGATATTGTCAAGTTTGCTGAGAGTTGCGGGTTTGAAACTAAAGATATGCTTCGATTGGAAAAGTCAAACCCAATGCCGCGAAATAGGGATCGTCGATATATTACCGATTTTGAGTGTGCAATTTGGTTCACTAAGAAAGGTGCGAAGTGGGTGTTTAATCGTCAAGATGAGAAATATCAACGCCCTAAGTTCGTTCATAGTATTGACAAGGGCTTACATCCGACACAAAAATCCCTGAAACTTATGGAAGATATTGTTAAAATTCACACCAACCAAAATCAGTTGATTTTAGATTGTTTCATGGGTAGTGGTACTACTGGCGTAGCTTGTAAAAACCTTAATCGTAAATTTATTGGTATCGAGATGGATGCAAGTTACTTTGGAATAGCAAAAGATAGGATTGTAAATGACAACTGAAGGACGTACATCTATCGAAGTGCTAGATGCAATCATGGGGAGTGGGAAGACAGAAGGGATTGAATAAAATATTTTTCAAATAAATGTGACTTTTGTTAATCTCGGAGCGTATAATGCATGAAAGAACAAATATCTTGTTCTGCACGTAGGAAGTAAAAACATGAAAGACACTTTTGAAAGCAATCTCAAGGAAGATTTTGATAAATTAGAAAAGGATTATTATGGATTGCAATCAGTTCTGGACAGTATTAAAGACAACTACGTCTGCGACTGTACGAAGAACTATGGCAAGGTTTGTAAATATCCAGATAAATATAGAAGTGGAGGGTGTAAATGATTTTCTGTGCAAACCTAAAGCAAGTGATGGCAATGAAACAGGCATTCATAGCTAAGTGGGGTATTAATAAACTAAGAGAAGATTATGAAAGATCAACAAAGAGTTAAAGTTCTTACTGATAAATATGATGACACCCTAATCTTCTCAGAGGACACAGGAGAGATTATTCAAATAATCAAGAACGATAAACCTAAGAAGAAAGTAAACTCAATAGATAAATATGTCGGTGTGGATGTTAGATACCCTAAAGAGTGTCTGACTGAAGATCAGCTCTTAGAAACACTATCAGTTCTGGACGCATATGTAAAAGACAAACCAAAGATCAACACCAGATACCTTGTTGAATCTATGTCTGCTGGATACCTTACAGGACAACAACAAACTTTCCTGTTCAACCTTTGTGAAAACCTTACAGGGTGGAATATCTTTATTGGTACAAGAGAACAACTCTGTACATTTGGTGTAGATAGTAAGAGTCTAAAGAGAGTCCTAACATCCTTGTCTCTAAAATATCTCCAAGTGGTATCAGAGAACACCCCATACAAGGGGTGTGTAATTATTCAGGTAAATCCACTAATAGGGTGGAAAGGAGACAACCAGATACGAGAACAAAAGAAGCTTGATTGGTATGGTGTTGGTACTGATAGCAGTGTTTAGCGCATTAATGCGCAGAATTAACACCTAAACCCTTATGTGCCAAGGACTCTTAAACCTTATTAATATATAAAGGGTAAGGTGAAAATATCCCAACCCCTATTTTCAAGGGCTACCTTTTTGGATAGTCCTTTCTTTTGCCTATAGAAAATATCATAAGTGTTGTATTCATTAGTAGCATTACATTTCTCGAAATACTGGCTCTATATTTGAGGGTCTTAACTGCCCATAACGCAGGCCTATTAAATACAGCTATTTGTTGGAAATATCAGAGCCTTATCATCATTGGACTATATATATAGGGTACCTTTAGTGTTGCTTCTTAATAGTAGCTTAGTGTTGCTGGGGGTATTAAGAGGGTGGCTTGTTAGTGGTGCTTTATATGGGCTTTATATGGGCTTTATAGAGAGTTTAATGGGGATTAAGAGGGGGCTTTAATGAGGGATTGATGAGGGAGTTGAAAGTAGAGGAGTAAATAGGCTTAACACTTAATGATCCCCAAATGGCCTTCAATCGACAGTAAAGGAGCATCAGAGGCACACTAATAGGATAGCTATAGTCTGCCGTTAGACTGATGCCATAAAGGGTTCACAGCTACTGTTTCTGTGGCTTATGGTGCTTTATAGGCTGCACTGAGGACTATGCTTTAAGCGGCCCGTAAAGCCCTGGAAAGGGCTTTGATTGTTCCCTATAGGGTAGGCAAGGGTGCTGCTGTATCGTTTGTTGTAGGCATGAAAAAGCCCGCTTTAAGCGGGCTCCTTTTGTGTGTTTGTTGTTTAGTACTCGTTTCGCCATGCTTCATACTGGGCATCTTGCTCTGCCTGGGAATCGAGGCGCTCCCAGACTTCCCAGATAGCGGCCTCGATTTCTGGTTCTTCTTGTGAGGCATGGGCCACCTCGCAATGGGTAACATAGTGGCGCACCGATTGTTCGATCTCTTCCACTATGTCAGAGGGTAGACGAAACTCGACAAAAGCCATGAAGGCATTAAACAGAGCCATGTCAGATTGTTCTCTTTCCTTCTCTGTGCCGTTGCAAGACGTGAAAAGCAGGGCATCCATTTGAGCATCACGCTTCACAGAGGCCCAGAATCCGTCTACCACGAAAGGGGCAAATTGATTGGCAATGGCCTGAGCATGAGCCAAGCGATCAGAGAAGGAAACGAAAGGCATGGTAATCATGGTAACTCTCCTGGCCGTGGTATCAGGTGGCCTACCTGTTGGGGCTTGCTTGCCTCCGATGACTAAAGATTAACACAGTCTAGCCAGGATGCAAGCCCTTTTTTAAATTATTTTTAGATAGCCATGAAAGCCCTGGGAAGTGCTTGTGTTGCGTCTTCCTGGCATAGCCTGCCTATGCACTAGATGGAAGAGAAAAGCGATTCTGGGGCTTTTCCATGGGGCTGTGTACTGAATAAAAAGAAAAAGCCCGGAATCGTCCGGGCTTGTGTGCTGCTGTTGTTCTTACTCCTCCATCCATTCAATCTCGCTGTCGTCTTCATTCTCGATAGCTTCTTCAAGCTCGGCCTGGATTTCGCTTTCATAATCGCCAAGCCCTACGCGGAATGCTACTGGGTCGATGGCTTCAAGGGCTGTGCCAGCATCATAGCTCAGGCCACAGATTGTAACAGGATCATAGACATCATTAAGAAACTCCAAGTACTCATCCTTGCTAATGTCCACTTGGCCACGGGTAACAGTGAAACCACGGAAGAAAGCGACGTTCTGAATGTTCATAATGTTTTTCCTTTTGGTTTGAAAGGCTTTATTGCCTTTGTCGTGTGTATTGTGCGCCCTTTTCGGGGCGCAGTCAAGTTTTTTATTTGTGTTTTTGGACGATCATTTTGCCGCTGTTGTGCTCGATTACCTTTGCTTTGCCAGTCTTCTCGATATCGGAGAACACCAGCATAGCCTTAATGTCGGCCACAGTATCTTCATACACTACAGCAAAAGTCTTGCGCACAAGGTTAAGTGCAGCGTGCTCGTCTAGAATCTTTTGACCAACAATAGCATCATTCTTTTTGATGGTTACGAGATAATTTTTCATGGTTGGTGCTCCAGTGGTTTGACTTTCTTGTGCTCATTATCGTCTATGCTCGATGCCTTGTCAATACCCAAAGCAAAATAATTTTTATACGGGTGAAGAAAGCTTTCTTGAAAAATAAAAAGCCCCAGCTATAATACCAGGGCTTTGTCAGTCTGTAGATATGCTCAGGCGGGCATCAGGTCGATAATGTATGCGTTTCCTTTGCCGTCTGGCATTACACCTGCTGCGATAATTTGCCACTTGTAAGAGTCACCGCCACGCTTTGCGTTCAATTCATCAACCAAAGATTGAGCTGCTGCCTTGTGGTTTGCTTCGCTATTTAGAGCATGATCCCATGCCACGCTTTTACTTTTGAGCCAGCTTTTTGCCAGGATGCGCGAGCCTTTGGTATTGGTCGGGCCTTTATATTGAGTGGTGATCGTTTGCATTTTCTTAATTCCTATCTAGTCGCCTTCGCTTTATTGCTTGGGCTTGTGTCTATTATGGCACCATCCTAAGACAGTGCCAATTGATATTTTCTATGGCTACTGTCCTGCTTGATTATCCTTTTCTATTGTAAATCTCTTTGGCAATCATAAGCGCAAAAACTGGGCTGTATTTAACAGCGATTCGCTCTGCCTTTAGTAATTCAGCCATGCTGGCTTGTTTTAAGATATTCATTTTAGCTCTCCAGCTCTTTTAATAGTTCGTCGTCTGTCATGCTATCGACTTCACTTTCTACAGTCAAGCCTTTTGACAACAAAAATTCCTTTTCTTTTTCAATTTCTTTTTCTAGTTGCTTCACCCAGACAATGCGCAATTCTTTTTCTTTGTCAGTCTTTGCATTGTCTAGCCTTTCCTTTTCATTGTCAAGCCGATGGCACAGGCTAAAATAGTGGTCGAGATTGTACATGATGTCAGCCCTTTGTTTCGTTCTTAGCTGAAAGAAGTTTAATCGAAGCGCCATTTACAGTGATAAGAATGTCACAATCCTCATCCGAAGCAACAATGTAGCCATATTCCATAACTTCGTGAATGTTCATCTTCTTTATTCCTTAGCGCTTATGCGCTTCTCTGTTGTGTTGAGCTAATTATTGCACTGCCTTTTGAGCTGGTCAAGCTTTTTGTTAATTGAATTTTTCTATGAGCGCAAGCTTTTCAATACAGTCTCTGTACACTCTCCACCATGCCCATAAAAACGAAAGCCAGACAAACATTCTCGATCATAGGAAACACGCAGGAAATTCTGGCCCTTTTTGTTGGCAATGTACACTGTAGCACGCCCTTGTCCTGGCGCTACTTGAAATTTGCCTTTCTGGCAATGCTTATACATGCCATTGCTGGCGTTTACAGCCAGACGCATTGCGGCATAAGTTCGTGCCTGTGTGTTGGGGTGATTCTGGGCGCTAATGTTCAACGTGATGAAGTTTCCTTTGTTTGTGTACATGTTTTGTCTATGTGTTCGTTTTATAGCTTTTCATCGACACGTCAAGCAATTTTTGTAATGAAAAATGAAATTGTATCTCCGTTCACTTTCTCTTTCCACGTCATAACGCCAGAAACATGATAAAACCCTTCTTTCTCGCTTTCGTTTTCGATCAATTCATATTCCAGAATTGAAAGCAATTCTTTCTCGCCTTGCTGGTCTACATACTCCCGCATAAGGCACCCGACTTCTTTTCTTGCGCTGTTCCATTTGTATTTGGTTACATTGTGGCCTTTTGTGCTGGTGATTAAAAACTCTTCACGCTTCATAGTAGACGCTCCGTGGTTTGTCTTAATGTTTGCTATTCTACAGCAAACAAAAACCCTGTCAATTGATTATTCTAATCCTCCAACAGGGCTTGATAGATTTTGTTGATTTAGATGTTCAGTTCTAATCCTTTCTTAATCCATGTCACAATCTGTTTTGTGGCTCTTTCCTGTGCATCCTTAAAACCCTTTGCATCAAATTTGATTTTGTCCTGATCCTCGCCATATTGCCCAGCGTTTACTTCCAGACGCCAAACGTCGCTGCCTTTGTATTTCCAAAGTTTTACTTGGTTATTGTGTGGGCTTGTATCTTCATGCAATCCTTTCAGCATATAAATAATTTTATCTTTTGTTTGCTTTGTTTCTTCTTCTTTATACCATTCTGCTTTGAAACAGAGAAATTCAACAGTTTTGTACAGCATCAAAAATTTCATAAGAATAGTCTGCATCATTCTTTGTTGTTGCCTGTTCTACAGCCTCTTCTATTTCCTCTTCCATTTTATTGAGAATAATCAAAGCTAATTCATTGTCTTCAATTCGTGCCTTATATTCAAGTTGGGATAGGCTGAGAAGATTATTCATTTTTGAAGCCTCTGTGTTTTGTGTTCGTGTTGGTATTGTTGCCCATCCTTGGGCTTGTGTCAACTAAATTTCTTCAATTTTCCAAAGTTTTTTGATTCTGGTCACTTCCCCGTTACGCATACGAATAAACCATTCAAACCCCTGCCATTCTACAAAGAAAACAGATCGAAAGCCTCTATCGTCTTCTTTATCCATGCGCTCCAGAATCTTGCCTTCCCTACGGATGATCTTAGCTTGCTGGTTCAATTCGTCCTGTGTGCTGTTCTTCAAATTCATCTCAGTCATGGCGTTTGTTCCTGTGCTTTGTTTGTATGTGCTCAGTATAGACAAACAAAAAAGAGCCTTGCTAATTGAATATTTTAATTCGTTTGCAAGGCTCTGATAGAGATTTTCTATTTAGTTTTTATCAGCACATTTTGCTGCAACTCGACCTGCTAGCTCAAGAATATTAAGCCCTTTAGTTTCAATTTGTCCTGAATATTCGTTCTTTTCTAGAGGTACACCAACAAAAGACGCAAGCATTACACATGCCGCACGTTCATTTGTTGCGTTTTCGTTAATTTGTTTTTGTAGCTTGTCGGCTTCGTTTTTGTAGTGATTTGGATAAAAGTTATTATGTCGGATAGCTGCGACAAGTTCAGCCTTTGTCAGCTTGTTAAGTTCCGTTTCTGACATTGTGGAAAGCTTCATAATATCAATAGTCATTTTAGATTCTCCTTAATTATTCAGCAATTTGCCAAGTGTTCTTGCGACTCTTTCGGATGTTACGAAAAACCTTGTGTTCTTTCTTTTGCTGTTGCATTTGCTGCATATCTTGCCATGCTTGATTGTTATCAAGGCCGTTTGCTTTTGCTTTAATGGTTTTCATCACAATAATCCCTCTTCAACAATTTGTTTAACCACTGTGTACATCTTAGCTACGTTTCGTTTGGCTGTCAACAGTTTTACAGCAAAAACCTTAAAAATGTTTCCATCTGAAAGCTTAGAGAACACACTACCTTCAGACAGGATGCTGTAATCGATTGCAATAGCCTGTTTTAACAATGATTTTCCGCTGTTGTAAGCGTTTTCTCCGTACAATGTTGTCATGCCCTTGCTGTGGCTTGTCGCACGATTTACATGCTCAAAATCATTACCTAACTTCCTGTCTTCAGCCTCCCAAAATGGTTTATTCTCTTTTTCTAATCTTTGCCAGGCGGCAATAAGCCGTTTATCTAACTTGTAGCGTAACAGTTCATAGCGTTCTTCGTCAATCTCTCCCGCGAAGTATTCTTCATCGAGGGCAATAGACATTGCCTCCATACGTTGAAAATGCTTTTCTGCAAGGTCAATGCTATCTGCAACAGACTTCTTTTTCTTGTCTTTTGATTTTTGCTCTGGCTCAGCGAATCCTGCAATGTTAGCTTTCCCGTTCACCCAAACTTCTGGCTCTTGTTTAGGGCAGTCAGCCTTTCGAGCAAACCAGTATGCAGCACCAGAAAGATTCCTAGTTTCTCCAGTGATAGCATTTCTGTATTGCCGACCATTGGGAGAAAGCCCGTCCCAGTCTTCCCATGTTCCTTGAATGCTTACGTCGCCAATGCCTGAACGGCCCTTACCACCCCAAACCATAAATCACCTCAATTTCTGGACAAAGAGAAGGCACCAAGCCTTCATGTGTCATATGGTAGGACAGAGCGCCTTGTGCTGTCAAGAGGGTTTTAAATTATTTTACAAATTCTGCTGGGCGGCTGTATTGCCAGACAATTTCCCCTGTGTCATCCGGGGCTTGAACTACAGCAAATTGCACAGGTGATTCTTTCTTGCATTGCTTCAAAAGCTCTGACAATGTTTCAAATGTTTCTGTCACCATGCTACTATCCTTTAAATAATTAGCTTAATTTTCAATTCTTTTTCTTTTTCAGACATTAGTTGTTCAACAAAATCGTTAAGCACTTTCATTTGTTCTGCGCTAATATCTCCCTTTGCAAACATACCTGTTGTTCTTCCAAACATTGACCCACACGTAAGGTAAAGATTTTTTAAACAACCGGCATTGCAAATCCACGTTAACTGCTCAAAAAGAAAGACGTTCTCACATTGCGTATTTAAATGAAGCATTTGTTCATTCTCCTTTGTTACTTTGTTTGGCGCGGGCAGTAGAACTCGAATCTACATGTGTCCAGTTACACTAAATTGTTTATATTTGGAAGCTTTAACATACCGTGGTCGAACTCCCAGTGACAATTGGGACACAATGCCAGAAGATTTTCTTCTGAGTTTATTTCAGAAATCATCGTATCTTCTGAAAATTCGCTTATTGCCACGATATGGCAGACCTCAACATGCTTATTATACCCGCAGTTCATACAAGAGTTCAGCTTACCAGCCTCTCTCATCTTAGTTCTGGCGCGACTTCTTACAAGCGCAAACGCACTAGACTTGTGCAATTTTTCGTAAATTGCATCTTTTAGTGTTTTATCAACTTGTCCGCGCAAGATTGCAGAGCAGCTTCTGCAATACTTACTTTCAGGATATATCTGTGCATTGTTACAGTTTGTACAGAGTTTTAGATTTTTCAGTCTCCATTCTCTGACACGTTGTGTATCTTTACTGCTCATATATTCTCTCTCTCTTATTTGGCAGCCCCGCCGTGACTCAAACACGGAACTCAAGCTTAGAAGGCAAGCGGTATATTCAGTTTACCTACAGGGCCAAATTCTTTCTTAACACCAATTCTACAGCATTCTAAACCCTTGTCAACCCATCAAACAGAAAATTCTACAACTTTTATTCCAGCTTCTTTAATCAACACTGCGCAAATCGGGCATGGCGCACTATAGCAAGCATTGTTCTTAGCGTCAACTCTGGCTATATAGATTTTATGCCCCTTGCCCCTTGCACGCAAGATAGCCAAACACTCTGCGTGACAATATTCTTTTTCCAGCCCTAAACGCTTAGACGTTTTAGCCATAATTGTGTGGGTTTTGGTATACGAATTAGCTGCTTCACTAATCAGTCTACCTCTCTTACCTACAACTACTGAGTAATGCCTTTGTTCCCCACGTTTATAAGGGATTTCTCTGCACTTTTGCAAACAGTATTCAAGACTACTCATCTTTTCATCTCACACACTTTAACAAGCACTGTAGCAGGTTGATATTTCACAGGATGTCTACCCAACCTCTTTTCTTCCCAACACACAGGCTCGTTATACCCAATCAAGTATACAGCAGATACAATCCCTACGTTAAAGAAGATGTAGAAGAAAAGCAACCATCCTGCAAAGAAATTTATCATTTTATTTTACAATCCACCCTGCTTTAATGTTTATTTGGCAAACTCATTCCAAAGATTAACAATTTTGTCTTCATACCCTACAATATCTTCCATCAACTTGTCAACAGGAATTGAATAAATTTTCAAATCACACCAGTCTCCATTTTTATTCTCATGAATCATGTAAATGCTACAGCTTTCAGAAGCAATACCGTTAATTTCAAAACGCCAATAATCAATGTTAATAAATAGTTTATCATTGCATTCACACAGGGAGCATCTTTATATTTATGCAGAGTATCTAAACGCTTCTGGTACTTCTGACTAATTGACATTTCGTCTTTGTCTTCTTTCCACAGCTTATAACCATTCTGTTCAAGAAACTCTTTCATAGAATATACACCTCCACAATTGGTTTATCATTAACATCATCCCAGCCTGTAGGTTCCTGTTGCAACTCTGTAACATAGTTGTAGAAGTTGCCGTAGTCTGGGTCATAACCACCATGCACATTCACCTTAGCATCCTGTGGCATTTTCTGCAAGGCTTCAATTAGTTCTGATACTGTCATTTACCATCCTCCCACTTGTCCAAACATTCAATAAAATGTTCCCAACTTCCTACATGGTCATGGGTGAAATCCTCCTGACAGAGGCCACAGATTTTATAAACCTGTTCCCAATTATATTTGATTCCGTTGTGAGTGATCATTTTGCCTAATCTCCTATGCCAGTAGCCGATATTTATGCACTACACCGTCTTCTTTAGAGCTTACACTTAGTGGTACAAGATTGTCAACTCCAAATCGAGCACGGAAACAATCAGCCATGGTCTGAATCAAAAGATTCTCATGCTCCCTTGCTGTCAAAAAGCTGTCATGCACTGGTAGGCAAGGAATCCCCTTCTTAATGAATACAGATAAAATGTCAGATGCTAAGTTACTATCATCATTCTGCAAGATACGCCCATAGCTATCGTTTTCACAGAACAGGTCACAGAACTCTGGATAATTCTCAAAAATAAGGTTCATCACTGACCTTGCCTTTCCGAGATTATAGATTAACTTTTCATCTTTAGTTAGTTTGTTAATCTCTTGCTGAATAGCTTGTTGGGCTGTTTCTTCGCTTTTGCTGTTAAACATGATATTAACCGCCAGTTTAACAATTTCCCGATCTACATAATTATTTTCATCATCAATGATTCCAGAATAAATATCCAGCGGGATGTCATCGAACGGTAAACCTTCCTTAGCTGCTGCAATACGGAAATGTAGATTGGAAAAATCTACTTCGATCACAGGACTACCATCAATTGTAACACCAAGACGAGATTTAGTTTTCTTGTTTTTCAATTGGAGAATGTCGGCTTTGTAGAAACGTCCACCATAATTAAAATTCTCGTTGAAAATACGACAATAGAAGTTAGTTAACACTTGTCCATGTTCATCACAAATCACGGCTTGTTCATTGATTTTGTTAAGTTTTCGCACCAAATCTTCCATCTCTTTCACAGTCTGATTACTCCTAAAATTTGTTGGGAGTTTGTTTGTATCTCTCAGTTCAACCACTCGGAACCCTTCTTGATATGCTTGTTCACACTTTGTCATAAACTCCTCACACTTGAACATCTGAATAAATTTATCTGTTGGTGTTATGAAGCTTATCTTGCGTTTCTCTTTGTCTGCATGGGCTGTACCTTTGAAATTAGTGACAAACCCTTCTTTCTCAAGGAAATCAACACATTTCATCACTTTCTTAGCGTTAACACCCTTCTTACTGTTCCCGAACCCTGCTGTGCTTCGGCTATAGGCTAACACGCTACCCTTACGAAGGCAAGAGATGAGATTTGCACACACAACGTTAAGAGTAGTGCTATCATCATAACCCAACCACTTAGTCTTATTTCGTATATCCAATCCTACCTTTAAGTCGTAAGTTAGCAATCTACTATTTATTAGTACACATCCATCCTCCATTACCACCTACCCCTCCTCTATCATATAAATTCTTTTTAAGGTAAATAAACCCCTACAGCCCTTGTGGCACTAAGGGTTGAGGTCAAATCACCAGAAGTAAAATCGACCCCACAGGGCAAAACCAATAGGGAGCATTAAACCACATTCGGAACAGAATGCAAGCATTCCTTGAAAATATTTTCTTGTTCTGGTTGTTGACAGAGGGGATGAACGGGTGTAGATTGTGTATCCCATAGGCCACTAAAACAGCCTAAACACATGAAATTGTAGCCCTTGTGCGTCTAAACAAACGGAGGGGGAATGCCATGAAAGCTAAAGTGTATGTCGTTACTATGCACCGATGGGGTGACAGCGAAACCCACAATTATGTTCAAGGTGTGTTTACAGATAAAGCTCAGGCTGATAAATGTGGAGATGCTGAGAAAGCTTGGCGTGGAGGTAAGTACGAACCAAAGATCACAGAGCTGATCCTTGACGAGCATGACCAAGATTCTATGAATTACCTGAAGCTTCTTGATTAAGAAATTCAATTATACATTCTCAGAAAATGATGTAGAATGTGATTATGTTGAACAGTAAAGCCACAGATGCTTAAGGAGAGATGAGATGATTAAGTTTACTAAGATTGGTTTTGGAACCCCGTTGAACGAAACAATCCTGTTATTTTGGGAAAAGTCTAAGCATATTGAAGACGGTATGCTATCTTATAATGAAGATGGTGAGTTAACCCACATGCTATTTGATGGAGAGCAATTAAATGATCAACCTACGCATTGGATGTATATTCCAGAGATTCTAAAATGAGAAGCCCTGTAGCTAAATTCATGCACAAAGCTAACAATCGTTATGCTGTACATGCAAATAAACGTGAATCTCTGTTAACTAATACCCTTAGTAGGGAGCTTGACGAATCGTTGTTTAATGAGCTAAAATCCCAAGGAAATGAGGGTTTTGATTTGGGTGATTTTCATCTTGCAGATATTGGTTGTTCAAGTATTTCTATTTCAGATGTGGAGGATTAGTTGTGGATAAAGTAGAATTTCTAAAAGCCTTTGCTAAAAAGATTGGTTGTGAACTAGTTGTCAAAGGTGAGGTTGGTTTTTGTCGGCCTTGTGTGGGGATCATCGAACCGAATATTGAACATTATGTAGACATTAACCCTTACGCCTATGGTGATACGCTCGATGATGAGGATGATGGTTTTATTTTCCCAGAGAATAAAGACCTTTACCCAGACGATGATGTAGCACCAAACGCCTACCATAAGCATTCTTGTCTGGCTGTTTTGGTATTTGACGATGATTATGATGGTGCTATCAATCAACTGTATGATTGGGTGGTTCGGATTTTGTCTAAAGGTAATGTGGAATGTCTGCGACACTCAGAAGTAGATAACCCATTTGACAACCCTTTCTCGCCACCTTACAAAGTGGCTCTTGTTTACACAGGTAAGGATTGATTATGAATTGGGTATCTGTCAAAGAAAGGTTGCCGTTTAAAGCAAGTCCTGATGTAACATTTGAGTCTGTAGAAGTTTTGGTTACAGATGGAAAACACGTGCAAGTCGCGGATTTTGCAAGAGGTGGAGGTCACATTGGAAATCCTTGGGCATCGTGGAGCCAATACTCAAGCATTCCCGCACAGTGGATTACTCACTGGATGCCTCTACCGGAACCACCAATTATGGAAAATGATCCAGGAAGGGCGTAACATTCATGCGTCTGTGTATTGTAAGAATGGTGCAGTATTTGATTATAACCCCGCTAAATTAATGGAGAAGAAATGAAAGAAATCTCTGTATATCTTGACGACTATGAATTTAACTGTACAATTACCTATTATTCAGCAGGCTGCCCAGCTAAGACGTGGGCACTACCAGAACACTGCTGTCCAGAAGAACCAGAGGAAGTGGAGTTTGACGTAGACTCTGTATTTGTCTATAATGAGAATGGTGATCTTGTAGAAGTTGTTGACAAAGGAGAGAAAGACTCTATTATCAGTGAGTATGTAGATAGAATTGAAGATAAGATTTTGGAAGAGATTCGTGAAGAGGTGGAAGAGGATATTGATTATCCCGAGCCTCTAGATTATTATGATGGTTATTGACGAGAGGTGCGTATGACCAGGCTTTATAAAAGAAAGCTAGTCTATAGCGTTGGTATTAATGACGCCAATTATGATTTCTACATTAGAAACGGGAGTAAGATAGTTTGGTATTGTCCCTATTATGAAAAGTGGAGAGGGATGTTACGCAGATGTTACTCAGAAAAATACATAACTAAGAATCCTTCATATAAAGGTTGCTCTGTTTGCGAAGAATGGTTAACTTTTTCAAACTTCAAAGCTTGGATGGAGAATCAAGATTGGCAAGAGAAAGAACTAGATAAGGATATTCTTGGAAATGGAAAGCTATATTCGGTTGAAACTTGCTGTTTTGTATCTAAAAAGTTGAACAGTTTTGTAGCATTTAATAGATTGAGCAACTGTGAATTGCCAGTTGGAGTATCTTTTCATAAAATATATAAGAAGTTTTCCTCGTCTGTGGATGGGAAACTGATAGGCTTCTTTGAGACAAAGGAAGAAGCACATGACGCTTGGATTGCGACTAAGATAAATTTAGCAAAAGATTTGTTGCTACAAGAGAAAGTGAGTCTTAATATTTATGAAAAAGTTTTGTATAAAATAAGGAATGCTAATAATGTATAGTGTTGGTAAAAACCCTTGTCCGAGGTGTAGAGAAGATGGCGGGGACAAATCTGGGGATAATTTTTATTACTATGGTGAGGATAAAGGAGGTTATTGTTTTTCTTGCTCCTTTACTATCCCATCTAAAGAATATTCAGAGAATGAAAATGATAATTTTAAATGGGAGGATATTGTGGGAAAACATTTTGATAAAGAAGTGAATGAGAAGATCAAAGAACAAACAGGAGTTGATAGCAAGGGTTATCGTGGGATTCGTACTGATGTGAGTAAACCGTTCGGTGTGCGTTATGAATATGATGATAACGGTGAAGTGAAAGCTACCTACTACCCTTGCACTCAAGATGGGCAACTGACAGGTTATAAAATTCGTCGTCATCCGAAAGATTTCACCAATCCTTATGGTGAGACTGGGAAAGATTGTGACTTGTTCATGCAATTTAAGTTTATGAACACTCAGTCTGATACAGTTGTTATTTGCTCAGGAGAACATGACGCTTTGGCAACTTACCAAATGTTGAATGACTACATGACTTCAAAAGGTTACAAAGAAGTTCCTGTGGTTTCTTCCACTATTGGTGAAGGTGGTCTACATAAACAACTTCAGCTACAATATGAGTGGCTGAATAGATTCAACAAGATTATTTTTCTGCCAGATCAAGACAAGGCAGGAATGAAAGCCCTTGAAGAAGTTTCAAAAGTTGTACCGAAGCGTAAACTATTTGTTATGAGCATTTCTGAAAAAGATGCGAATGACGCTCTGCTTGCTGGAAAAGAACGTGAGGTCGTGAATGCTTACTACAAGGCTCGTGAGTATTCTCCTGTCGGTATCGTTGGTAGCTCTGAACTACCTGATAAGATTATGGAAAGTGCTCTTGTAGAGAAGATTCCACTTCCACCGTTTATGCACAAAGCACAGAAACTCATGGCCGGTGGCATCCCTCTTGGACGAATTGTAAATCTTGGCTCAATGAGCGGTGCCGGTAAGAGTACAATTATCGATGAATGTATTTACTACTGGATTTTTAATAGTCCATACAAAATTGGCGTTGTAAGTCTTGAGTCAGATAGCGGAGAATATGGTATCAAACTGCTGTCCCGCCATGTGGGATACAAGATTGATCTAATTGAAACCGTAGAACAGAAACGGGATTTTCTACTTCAAGAACATATTCAGAAAAAAGAATTTGAGCTTTTCTGTAACGAAGACGGTTCTGATCGCTTTAAACTTGTAGATGAGCGTGACGGTAGCGTTGAAGACTTGCAAGAACAAGTAAATCGTCTTGTAATTGAGTGTGAGTGTAAAATTATTATTCTTGATCCACTACAAGACGTTCTAGATGGTCTTTCGACTGAAGGTCAAGCTGTTTTTATGAAGTGGATGAAAGGTTTTACTAAGAGTCATAAAGTAACTTTTGTGAACATTAACCATGTTCGTAAGAACAGCGGTGGCACACAAGCTAACTCTACGGGTGCGGAACTTTATGAAGAGGACTTTTTAGGCTCATCCTCGATCTTCAAGAGTGCGGCTTGTAATATGTTGTTCATGCGTAATAAAGAAGCAGAAGACCACGTAGAGCGCAATACAACGCGAATGAAGATCACTAAGTGTCGCTGGTCTGGTCGTACCGCGCCTGATGCTGGTCGCTACTATTACTGTAACGAAACTCACCGTCTGCATGATCTTGAGGATTGGCTTGATAAGAACCCAAGAAGTGTGGATAATATAGATTTTTAAGGAGATGCTATGATTTACGGTGTTGCTGTAAACGATTTACCTGATCACAAAACGCAAATAGTTGAAAAACATATCAATTCATTCGGGAAGGTTACTAGAAAGGTGGTGTGGCAATGTCCATTTTATACTAAATGGTTTAACATGTTATCTAGATGCTATAAAAAGAGCGAGTTGACAAGACATCCTACTTATGAAAATAAAACTGTTTGTGAGGAATGGCTTAAATTCTCCAACTTCAAGAAATGGATGGAGCAACAAGATTGGGAAAATAAAGAGTTAGATAAAGATATTCTTTTCTCTGGAAACAGTATTTATTCTCCAAGCACTTGTGTTTTTGTGAGTAAAGAAATAAATAAATTCATACTTGAGAAGACGAAAATTAGGGATTTTCCAATTGGTGTGTCTTTCCATAAAAAGAAGAGCAAGTTCATCGCATCGATCAGCTTAGGCAGAAACGGTAAAATTCAGCATTTGGGGACTTTCGACAACCAATATGAAGCTCACCTGTATTGGGCTGAAAGAAAGCTGAGTCTTGTGATTGAATTAGTAAAATCTGAAGACGAGAGGGTTGCAAATGCTCTTGTAGATAGATATACTTCGATGTATTATAATGCTAAACGTAGATATGAGGAGTTTATCAATGGGGAAAAATTGGTCTGACGGAGATTGGATTTGGGATGAAGAGGTGTATCCAAACGTCTATACTTGTGCAGTAGTTCATTCAAGTGGTCAGAACTTCCAAGTTTTTGAAATAAGTGACAGAAAGAATGATGTGCAAGAGCTTCTTGAATTTATGCGAGACATTAAGCGAAAAAATCATAGGCTTGTAGGTTTCAACTCGGTAAACTTTGACTATCCTGTACTTCATTATATTTTGAATAAATCAAAAGAATCGAAAAAGTCAAAAATCCATTTAAAAATTTCAGCAAAGGAAATCTATGATGTTGGTATGAATCTTATTAAATCTCAGGATGACGAAGAGTCTAAGTCTAGGGCAATTAAGGAGTCAGAGGTTATAATTCCGCAACTTGATCTTTTTCTTGTACATCATTTTAACAATCGTGCAAGAGCAACATCTTTGAAGATGCTTGAGTTCAACATGAGGTCTGATCAAATTGAAGACCTACCTTTCCCTGTTGGGAAACACCTGACCTCTGATGAAATTGATGTTTTGATTAAATACAACAAACATGATGTTCTGGAAACTTTAAAATTTTACAATGAATCAAGAGAAGCTATTGAGCTGCGTAACGAGCTTACTAAGCAGTTCGGTTTCGATTGCACAAACTATAATGATACCAAGATTGGCAAGCAACTTTTCATTGATCGTTTGGAGAAGGAGAACCCAGGATGCTGCTACAGTTACGGTAAATTTGGACGTAAAATCAATCAGACAAAGCGCGATAAAATCGTAATCAAGGACTGTTTGTTTGACTACATTGATTTCTCTAAGAATCGTCCAGAATTTCAAGCTGTACACCAATGGTTCAAACGTCAAATCATCACTGAAACAAAAGGTGTGTTTACTGATCTTCTTGAACACAATCTTGGTGATGTTGCAAAATATGCTGAGATGAAAGTTAAGAAGATCAAGTTCAAAGCTGAACCGAGCCAACAGGAAATTGATGAAGTAAAGAAAGAGTTTCCTATGGGTTGGGTTGAGGTTACAGAACTAAAAGCAATGGAGGTTGTCAAAGACTCAGAAGGTAAACCGATCAAAGAAGCCTATATTGACGAAAACGGTAAACAGAAACAGCGCAATGTGAAAGTTCCAAAGAAATCCTATCATTGGTGCTACAATATCGCTGAAACTCTAAACGTAGTTATCAACGGTTTTCGATATGATTTTGGTGTTGGTGGTATTCATGGTGCTAAACAAGGGACTCACAAGTCTACAGAGAAACGTAAGCTACGAACATTGGATGTTGCCAGCTACTATCCGAACATGGCAATCAGCAACAATGTTTATCCGAAGCACCTTGGGATGACATTTTGCAAAGTGTACAAGGATTTGTACGTTGAACGTAAGAAACACGATAAAAAGTCAGCAGCAAACAAGGCTCTGAAGCTAGCTCTCAATGGGGTGTATGGCGATAGCAATAACGAGTTTAGTCCACTGTATGATCCAGCATATACCATGAGCATTACGATTGGTGGGCAGCTTTCACTTTGTATGCTGATGGGTGCTCTTGTGGATCACTGTGATGCTGAAATCATTATGTGTAACACTGATGGCTTTGAATATTTTGTTGATGTTGACAAGATTGAAAAAGCTGATAAGATTGTCAAACGATGGGAACAAGTGACTGGTCTTGAGATGGAAGGAGACACTTACTCTGTTATGTATGTTAGGGACGTAAATAATTACACTAGCATTACAGAATCAGGGAAGGTAAAGACCAAAGGTGCTTATGAAGTGCTGCCTTACCGTGAGCTTGGATGGCATAAGAACCACTCAGCAATGGTTATTGCAATGGCTGTGCAAAAGGAGTTGCTTGGTGAATGTTCGGCAGAAGAGTTCATTCGTTCCCACAAAGATGCCTATGATTTTGTACTCAGAACAAAAGTACCTCGATCATCCAAGCTTTATCTGTGTTACGATGATGGACGTGAGGAACAGCAACAGAACATCTGTCGCTATTATCCAGCTTCAGAAGGTGGTAAGCTTGTTAAGCTAATGCCTCCACTTGAGGGTAGTGATGAATGGCGTAGACTTGGAATTGATACGGAGTGGGATGTTCTCACATGCAACAATATGAAGGATTTCAACTGGTCAAAGCTAAACTACGACTATTACATCACAGAAGCTCAGAAACTGATTGAAGGGGTGAAGAATGTATCATGAAAATATTTCAGAAAACATTTGACAACCCCTGAAAATCGTGATTTAATAGATGCCAAGCTTGATAGACAAGCTTTAAATAAACAGAAGAGAGGAGAATGATAATGAATATTGAAAATCTATCGGACATTGATGTTCTTGAGCTGTATAAGAAGAAGGCTTCTAGCCTATCTTTTTACAATGCAGCAGAAGGGCAATCTTGGTACGAAGAACGACCTGCTCGTGAGCAATGTAAGAAGGAATTTACAGAGGTTGCGGCAGAGATTGATAAGCGTGGTTTGGAAACCCCATCTGGTGATTATCTTATTTAAGGAGAAATAAATGGGAAGCGTAACTGCAACAGTAAGCAACGCTGTTAACGAGATATTCCAAACACAAAGTCTTCATTTTGAGTCTTATGAAGATTTTGTTAAATATGAAAATGCGGCAACTTCACCTGCACAGTCAGAGAACAACGTCCACCTGACAGACCAACAAATCTACAAGCTTCGTATCCTACTTGGTCATGTTCTTGGCGATAAAGATTGTGATAATCTTAACGAACAGCTTGACTATCTCTATGACAATGAGCTAGAATGTGAGGACTACGACAAGATGTTCTTTACTTTTATCGTAAATGATCTTCCTGTGGTCTTGGAAGATGGTGACAAAGAAGCTACAATTCAATTTAAATAGGAGAAATAAAATGAGTAACAAATTTGTATATGTTCTACAACAAAAATCTACTGGCATTCCTGTACAAGATGTATTCCTATCTCGACAAGAAGCCCGTAGCGCAAAGAATGTCTATGAGCAACGTGATGGAACTAAATACTCTATCATGCGTTATGAACAAAATGGTGTGATTCGTTAAGGAGAAATAAATATGAACGCTAAACAAAGTAAACGTCTACGCCGACAGGCTCTCATCCAAGCTGTAGAACAAGGTCTTCCATATGTTCAATATGGTTTCAAGCAATATCGCAAAGCTTTTACAAAACTAACAGGTGAGGTTGTTCCATATTCTGTATATACTGCTTATCTGGAAGATTCACAACGCAAGCTGTATAAGCGGCTTAAGAAAGAATTTAAGCAGAACGCTTAAATAATGCCATTAAGGCATAAATTGCAACAAATGGCATATTGCCAAGTGCATTCAAATAACTAAGAGGAAATAAAATATGACTACCCTAAACGCTGTGTTCGGCTACACCAAAATTCAACAAGCTGACTTCAAATATGGCAGCACCACTGATAAAGAGTGGAGTGTTGATTGTATTGTTGATAAAGCTACTGCTAAGGCTTGGAATAAGCAGTTCCCTAAGCAGAAAGCCAAGGAGATTGATAATGATGATTTTGAAAAGATTTTCAAGGTTGCTCCTCCTTATCCAGAGCAAGATGAACAATATGTGGTGAAGCTGAAGAAGCCAGCTCAATATAAGAAAGATGGTGAGACTCATCCTGTACCAGATCAATACCGTCCACGAGTGTTTGAGAAAGGTGCTGACGGTAAGCTTGTAGATATTACCAAGGATAAGCTGGTTGCTAATGGTTCCAAAGGTGTTGCTAGTTACGAGGTTAATAGTAATGACTACGGTACTTTTGCTCGCCTGAAAGCTATTCGTGTAGATGAACTCATTGAGTACAAGCAAGCGTCTAAGGGTAATAACTTTGACGAGCTTGGTGAGGTATCTAGCCTTGCAGATGATTTCTCTGATCTCCCTGAACGGGAGATGAGTGAAGTTCAGAAAGAGCAACGTAAACCAGAGAAACCGAAAGCAAAACCTGCGCCAGAGCCTGAGTTTGATGACTCTGAAGAATTACCGTTCTGATGTAGTTTAAGCAATATACTGCCGGTTGTTGAGAATATTTCCCGATAACCGGCATTTTAATTCCTATTCATAAGCAAGGAGATAAATAATGAAAGAACGTAGCGACCTATACAAACGAGCATATCAACTATCCCAAGAGATTATTATGCTCCAAGAAGACCTAAAAGAGCTTGCTGGTGAGTTTACTTACCACAAGGAGTACAACACTGAGGGCTTTGAGAAAAGCGAAGTGAAGAAGCTAATTAAGGCCGCTCAGGCGATGGCTAAACAAGATGATCTAAAATCTAAGGCTGAAGAGCTAGAAGAGCTTCAAGAAATTCAAGAGACTTACTCGTAAGGAGATATAATGAAAACTCTATATGTTCTTGTTACAGATTGTGGGGATGGTTCTAGCAGCGCAAACTACACGTTTGATGGTGAGCTAATCAAGAAACTTGAAGATTTGGCAGAAAAAGATTTACTGGACTATGATTCTGGTTTGATTGACGGTGATGGGTTTCACTATGACGAGCTTTATGTTCCTGATGAATGCACTTATGAAAGTCTTGGTATCAGCTATCCGTTTGAGATTGACTTGGAAGATATAGTTCAGGACGAAGAAGAGTAATCAACAAACAAGCCCTGCCGTAACAAGTGGGGCTTACTTACTTATTTATGAGGATGTTATGACTAAGAAATTAGTATGGATTGTTGAGGATATTGAAACTGGTCAAGTGCGTTCTAATTGGTCAACAGGGACACGAATCTATTCACGAAAGAAGAATGCAGAAGCTGCTTTGAAGAAAGCTTGGTGGCGTACTGATATTCCTTCACCATATCGTATTGTAGAATATGAGCTTGTTCCTACGGAAAAGGAGAAGGAATGACTAAGCAATACACAGCACTGATTGATATTAGGTTTAGGGGTACATATGGGTAGGAAACTAGATTTAGCAGGTAAAAAATTTGGTAGACTTCTAGTTATTTCAGAAGCGCCTAAGCACATAATGCCTTCAGGCTACAAAGCTAGGAAGTGGAATTGTATTTGTGACTGTGGTGCAGAAAGAGAAGTTTTTCAGAATTCACTAACGACAGGTGTCACTCAGTCTTGTGGCTGTTTCCGTATTGAGCAACTTCCAAGCAATCGTGATTCTGCAAAAGGTTTGAGAACAGGTTGTGACCGAAGCGACCCTCGGTATAATGTTTGGAGCATGATGATTCAGAGGTGTTATGAAAAGAATCATGACTCATATGAAATATATGGAGGTGTTGGTAAACTGGTCTGCGAACGCTGGTTGGAGAAGTATGCTGTTGGTTTTAAGAATTTTTGTGAAGATATGGGTGAACGTCCAGAAGGGTTCAAATTGGATCGTATAAACAATGATCTTGGATATTCCCCTGAAAACTGTCGCTGGGTCGCAGACAAAACTTCTGTAATAAACAGGGGATTGAGTCGCAATAACACGTCTGGAGTTAAAGGTGTGACATGGCACGAGCATTGCGGTCGTTGGTGTGCTCAGATTGGTGTTGACTATTCAAACGTAGTTTTAGGATACTACGAAGATTGGTTTGAAGCCGTGTGTGCCAGAAAATCTGGAGAATTGGTTTATTTCAAGGGGTTGCTATGAAAAAACTATTAGTTGTTGATGCGGATACGATATTACATGCTTCATCAGCCCAACAGCAGCTCAATAAATGTCTAGCTACAAACATTGAATACGGCTCACAACGTCTATTTGAATCTAAGACAGCCTTTAATGATTGGGCTAAGGAGAATAACAGAGACAAAGCAAACTACTCATTTGAAACAGTATCAGAAATCAAACCAGATGCAGAACCACGATTTGCTTTTCAAGCGATCAAGCAGAAGGTGGACAAGATTGTTGAAGCTGCTAAGTGTGATGATTATGTTCTCTGCATCGAAGGTGAAGGGAACTTTCGTAAAGACTTCAAGTCTAGGTTCGTAGACTACAAAGGACAACGTAGTGAAAAACCAATTCTGTTTGAAGAATGCAGAGAGTTCTTTCTGAAGAAATACAAAAAGAAAGTGATCCTTTCTGAAGGGCGAGAAACTGACGACACTTGTAACATCATGGCTTGGGAAAGCTACAACAAAGGTGTTAGTTCTAAGGATAAGAGTAAGTGTAATGTTGTTCTGGCATACTGTGATAAAGACCTAAAAGCCAACAGTCGTGGCTGGATGCTCAACTACAACAAGCTGGAAGAGGGAATCTTCTGGAATGATGCTTTCACACAGTCCTATAACTTTGCTACACAGCTTCTGATTGGAGACAGTGCAGATAACATTCCGGGCATTGAAAAGCTTTCCAAGATTACGAAAGAGCGATTCAATATCAAAGTGGAAGGTGTTGGCCCTGCTACGGCTAAGAAGATTCTTGCTGATTGCAAGACAGAAGTTGATTTAGCCAGTAGGGTGTATGAGTGCTATTCTGCAATGTATGGTGATGAAGAAGGTTGGGAAGAACGTCTGTATGAAAATGGATTCTTCTTGTATTTGCTTAGATATGAAAATGATAAGTGGGATTTGGATAGGTATCTGAGAGGGACAATTTATGAATAAGGTTGCAGGTTATTGCATTATTGACACAGAAACTGGTGAACGCTGGGGTGATCTTTATGAATCTCAAGCAGGTGCTAAGTCTAGTTTTAATAGTTGGGTAAAACAGCGAAACTATTACAGAGATAACGTGCAACCCAAGTTCAATGAGCAAACTCAGTATGTAATCAAACCAGTATGGTTGCTAGATGACAGTCCCAACTAAAGCAGACTTAGACAAACGAGAGAAGAAACTAAAAGAGTTCTTGAAAAATCTAGATCAATCTGGTAAAGGCAAGGAAGCCAAGATCATTGGAGTTGTTCGTAGTGCTATTCGCAGTGCTTGGCTAAAATCCGACACTAAGTTGGCCTATCTCTATATGAACACAATCCCAGATATGGATGATTCAACAAGAACTAAATGGCTTTGGAAGTGTGAGATTTGTGGAGAACTATTTCAACTAAAAGACATTAACGTAGACCACAAGTGGGGCAACCATGCTTTCACAAAGCTTGAAGACTTCCCTAATTATTTCAAAAATATTCTTATGGTTGGGTTTGACGATCTTCAGATTCTGTGTAAGAATGACCATGATATCAAAACGCTGGGGGAGTCTATGGGAGTTTCTTTTGAGATTGCTTCTTATCACAAAATAGCGATTGATTTACAACGTAAAAAGCTTGATAAAGAATGGTTAGCATCTAAAGGTGTTGTTGCAGCTAAAACTAAAGATGCTCGACGTGAACAGATTGTTGAAATATTGAAAGAGGAGAAAGAGAATGTGGAGTAGGTTTGAAAAATATATGATGTTTAGCATCGGGTATGGCGATTGGACTTCTGTAGGAATTGAGGTGATTCAATGAGTTTAACAGACATTGACTTTTTAATCTTGAAAAAGAAACTTGATCTTCTGGAAGATAGATTATTTTCTTTAGAGCAAGAGTATAATCGACTCAATTATTATACAGAGCAAGACATTAAGAAAAGCTCAAACTATGTACTTGAACAAGGGACGTTAGATGATGCGGGAAGTGATCAAGTGTGGAAACGAAGTGAAGGAGGAGAGAAATGAACCACTATTTTGATTGGATGCTTTATGGGAAACTTGTAGAATCTGCTGTGTTTTCTGAGATTTGGTTACGACAAGTGGGTTATTTCCTTTGAGTATTCTATCATTCAACAAGCCTAAGAAAACACGGCTACAAGAAATCTTGGAAGATGTTAATAAATATGAAGAAGTTGTGTTGAAAAGTGTTATGGATTTTCATACATACTCTCCATATCAGAAGCAAGAGCTATACAATTCTCTTGCACAGTTTAACATCAGCATTCTGAAGCAGTTGGTTGCTTATAAACAAGAGGAGAATTGATTTTGAATGATTGGCAACTAGAAGCACTAAAACTACGGGCGCTAGGTTGGAGTAGTCGTAAGATTGGGGACACCCTGAAGAAAGGTAAATCTACAGTCAATGATCTGTTTAAGCGTCTGGATTCAAAACCAGAAGTAACTCATTTTAATTTTCTTGGTAATCAAGAACAAAACAAAGCAAAGATTCTTGTTCTAGATATTGAAACTAAATACATGCTTATGGAAGGTTGGGGGCTGTTCAATCAGAACTTCTCTGTAGATCAGATTGCAGAAGATTGGAGTATTTTGTCTTATTCAGCTAAGTGGTATGATTCTGACGAAGTGATGTACTCTGACGTTACAGAGAAAACTGAGGATGGTTTGCTTCAAGAGCTACACGATCTTTTAGACAAAGCTGACTTTGCGATTGCCCACAACGGCAGACGCTTCGACTTGAAAAAGATTCGAGCGAGAATGGTTACTCGTGGATTCAAGCCTTACAGTCCCGTGCGTGTGATTGATACCCTTGAGATTGCTAAGACAGAGTTTGCCTTTACAAGTAACAAGCTTCTATACCTAACTCGTTTGCTATGTCGTAAGCATCAGAAGTCAAGCCATGCTAAGTTTGCAGGCCATTCCTTGTGGAAAGAGTTTGTCAAGGGGAATCCTGAAGCGATTCAAGAGATGCGTGAATACAACATTATTGACGTTGTGTCTCTGCAAGAGCTTTACGATATTATCGCTCCGTGGAGTAGTAAACTGCCTGTGTTTGAGATGTACAATGATGAAATTAACCTTGACAACTGGGAACAAGATGGGTATCATTATTCTAATCTAGGCAAGTATGTTCGTTACCGTCATAAAGTCACTGGACAATATCGACGTGGACGTACTAATCTTCTAGATAAAGATCAGAAGGTTAACCTGTTGGCTAATATTGTGTAAGGAGGAAGATATGGAAGAAGAACTAGATGCTAATTTTGAATGCGACTATTCCCTTGAAATTGGCGATGTAGTGCTCATTCAAAATTCAGGGCACGGTTTTATCAAACGAGATGTTGGTAAATATGTTGAGGTGATTGGGGAAGGTAGCTACTTTGGTGAAGATGGTGTGATGGTGACAGCATACGATAAGCCGCTTGAAACTGTTGAATACGGAGATGTCGATGGTGTTGTAGGTTATGGCACCTTCGGTACTAAGCCAATGATTCTTCTGAATACCAATGAGGAGCATGTAGTAGACCCAGAGCATGTAGCTGTAGCTAAGGGAAGTAAGGAAGAAGTAGACAAGGCTCTGGGGATTGATAGACTAGTACATAAACCAAAACACTACTCCCTTTTTGAAGATGTAGAAGCGATTGAAGTGATTGCTCGTAGCCTCACTAAAGAACAGTTCCGTGGGTATTGCTTTGGCAATCTGCTCAAATATCGGCTTCGTTGCGGTAAAAAGGATAGTGTAGAGCAGGAGTTGGCTAAGGCTGATAAGTATAAGGAGTTATACGAAAAGTATAAAGGTCTTTGTCACAATGAATAAGATTGTTGCAATAGATGTTGATGAAACAGTGGTGGATGTACTTCCGGTCTGGAATAGGTGGTGTTCAGCATTCTTTGGTAAGATTTACATCGGAGATGAATATGACCTCTGTAAGATTTATGGGGAGGAGGCTATGACATTCTGGTCTACTCCTTTCCTATACCAGAAGTTGACACCAAAGCCTGATGCTGTAGAATACATAACTAAACTTCACAACGAAGGATTTGAAATTGGGTTTGTCACTTACTGCAAGAAGGCCCACTTGTCTTCCAAATGTAAGATGATTAAGAAGTATTTTCCCTTCTACAAATTCATCCAAGCAACAAAAGAGAAGCATTATACAAGGTGCGATTATTTTATTGATGATCGTATCAAGTACCTGTTTAAACAACCAGAAAATGTTAAGTGTATTAGGATTGACACACCGTATACACAAGACTATTATGAAACCGAAAGGGAGATTCTGGTAGCAAAAGATTGGAAAGAAATTTACAATATTATTAAGGAGACAAAGTGAGTAAAGAAAGTGTAAAGCGTTTTAATTGTGTAGCCGGTAATCCACCCTCTCAAGGCGATCTTTGGGAAGTATGGAAACAACTGAAAATGCAAGCAAAACTTATTCGTGAAGAGGGACTTGAGATTTTTGAAGCTACAGAAAATGAAGACTTTGAAAATCTAATCAAGGAAACAATGGATGTTAAATATGTCCTCACTTACATGGAACAACTGCTTGAAGCATTTGGTGTAAATGTTGTTGAAGCATTCAATCAAGTGTGTAACAATAATGACCAGAAACTGACACAAAGTTATCTGTACGCTTCTGATAGCAAAGAAGCTCTTGAAGATAAAGGAATCACTTGCTATGTAGAAGAAACCAATTATAATGGTGAAACGTGGTACACAGTGCGAGACGACAGCGGTAAAGTTCGTAAACTAAAGCATTACCAGTCTTGTGATCTGTCCCATCTTGTACCGCAAGAATTCCGTTAGTTTGTAAGGAGGAAAGAATGCTAACAGGTATCGTGCCTACAGGACGCACCAAAGAAGATTGGCGTCCTTACATTAAAACAGAGCGTGACTTCAAGTTGGCAGTAGACAGTGGGTTGGCTTGGGTGGTGTTCAAAGACTTCCCTTTTAGCTGGGCAGATTGTAAGAAAATCATTGAAGAGGAGAAAGAGAAAAGTGAGTAAAGAGTTTGGTGTACGTTCTCTACCAACAAGCCTTATCGTTAGTATGGTTGTTGGGGATAAATATAAAGAAATTAAGGAGGCTTTGGAATAATGGGTATTAGTGCAAAAGTTATCGCTGACAGTAAATATCGTGATACACGACTGATTACTCTGGAGATTGAGCTACACCGCTTCATTCTTCCTGAAGCAAACACTCACAAAGCTCTTAGCCGTAATTATCAAAGCAGCCGAGCGATTCCGATTCTTCGTCAGCTAGAGCAGATTGCAAATGATCCAGCTATGCCCGTATATTATGGGAAAGATCAAGCAGGAATGATTGCAGGTGAAGAACTGGAAGGTCGTGATCTTGAGCTTGCGAAGATGATTATTCTTGGTATGCGTGACGCCTGCTTGAACGGGGTTAAGCAGCTTCATAAGCTTGGTCTGCACAAGCAAGTGAGTAATCGCTATGTTGAACCTTGGATGTGGACGAAAGGTGTTATTACAGCTACACACGAACACTTTAAAGCTATGTTCAGGCTCCGCAGACACTTTGCAGCACAACCAGAGATTAAAGCTATTTTTGATGCAATTTACGAAGCTGTTAAAGCAAGTAAGCCTGTAGAACTTAAAGCTGGTGAATGGCATACCCCTTATTATGATCTAGGGTTTTGGCTTAAGGATTCTATTTACACAAAGAATGCACTAAAAGAGGCAATTCAAATCAGTGCGAGCTGTGTAGCACAAGTGAGCTACCGCAAGCTAGACGATTCTCTTGAGAAAGCTACAAAGGTTTATGATATGCTAAATCTTCCTGTAGATGGTGTATATCCCGATGATCCTCCACATTTTAGCCCAACAGAGCATATTGCTAAAGCTGGTGATTGTGACATTGAAATGAGTGGTAACTTCCACAGTAATGACTTTATTCAGTACCGTAAGGTGCTTGAGAAAGGTCTTGAGAAAAAGTATATTGGAGGGTAGTATGATTACAAATGAACGGAAAGGTGAGCTGATGGCTGAGTTTGAGTACAGTGTTAATCGCTACCTAGACAAACAGTGGGTTATTTCCGACATAATTTCTAATATTGCCGAGGACGAAGAGGAAACTCGTTTCATGAACAATCTGAATTATTATTTCGCTGTACTTTTGCCGGAGGAGAACTAAAATGTACGACAAATCGGCATGGTTGTTTGATCTTCACAACATGTTTAAAGTTAGAGATAAACTCACTAGTGAGCAATCTTATCGTCGTATTATTGATGGCATCCTAGAGTTTGAAGAGATTTTTGATGAAGGGCTTTCGGCACAAGAGGCTTATGATGAGTTTTGGAATTAAGGAGTAAAATATGACACCAAGGAATCTAAGTTTCCGGGATTTGGCGAAAGTGCCAAACGCTGTAAAAATTATGCAAAATGGTAACAAAGATGAGCTTGATAATCTTCTGTATCAGTATGGTTATGATGTTCGTGTTGGATACGAGATTGAAAATAAATACCATCGCCCTCTGACAAGCAACGAAGTTGTATTTGGGCCTTATATTATGGGGTTTGAGCGTCAAGATAAAGAGTGGATTGAAAGTGGATTTGCCAGCCTTGAAGCTAAGATTGAAGCTATTAAAGACCCCCATCTTCGGGAGGATTTGGTTCAGATGAATCGTACAGGCAGCAGTGATAAGACATTCCAAAATGAAGACACAGCAAAGGCTGTTCTTCGTAACGAAACAAGTAAGCACCAGAAAACGCAATAAGAAAGAGGAGACAGAAATTGCTATCAAGTGTAGTTAAAAATGATGGAACGGTTGAAGATTTTAGTGCAGAAAAACTAAATAAGTGGGCGCAGTATGCAACTAAGACTGGAGGCAACTGGTCTGAAATTGCGATGGAGACTTACAAACGTCTTCCACAAATAGCTAAAGCGTCTGATATTCATCAAATGATGATTAACGTCTGTCTGGATAAAGAAGATATTAACTATTCTCGTATTGCAGCCCGCTTGGAACAAGCCAGTCTGCGTAAAAATATGGAGAGGCTTCTCGGTGTAAGTGATCGTGGAAGTTTTAAGGATATTTTTAACGCGATGATTGAATCTGGGATTTGGTGTAAAAACACCCTTCCAGAGTATAACCCAGAGTGGGAAAAGTGGTATGAGGTTATCTACCCAACTAAGCTTGAGTATTGGCAGATCGTTCAGTGGGGTGATAAGTATTCTCTGCGGTATAAAGGGCTACCGATTGAAACCCCTCACGTTGGGGTGATGGGGATTGGTCTTGGTTTGCACGGAGACACCAAAGATGCTCGTGATCTGATTGAAGCTGTAATTACAGGGAAGGTAAATCTACCCACGCCAGCCCTTAATGGGATACGTAACGGAGATTTTGATACCATTAGTTGTTGTATTATCACAGGAGGGGATTCTGTAGACAGCATTGGTGTGGCAGAACACATTGCTTATAAGATGACTGCAAAGAAAGCCGGTATTGGAATTGAGTTTGATACTCGGTCTAAGGGTTCTCCCGTTAAAGGTGGTGCCGTGGATCATCTTGGTAAGCACAGCATCTACAGCACCCTAGACAAAGCAGTAAAGATGTTCACGCAAGTAACGAGGGGTGGGAGTGCTACTGTTACTTTCAAGTGTATTGATCCTGAAGTTGAAAGTATTGTTATGTGGAAAACCCAACGTGTAGATATTGAAACTCGTTTGGATAAGATGGACTACAGCTTTGCTTACAACAACGCTTTCCTCCAAGCTGTTATCAAGGACGAAGATTGGTATTTGTTTGATTTAATTGAAAGTCCAAAAATTCATGAGGCTTTCTACACAGCCAAGGCAGAAGAATATAATGCTTTGGTGAAACATGAACTACAATCAGGTAAAAAGAGCAAGAAGGTAAAGGCTCGTGATGTTCTGCGTAGTGTGTTGATTGCCCGAAACGAAACAGGCCGTGTTTACTCCATTAACGTAACTCGTGTGAATGAACATACTCCATTTATTGACATTGTGCGTCTGTCAAATTTATGTCAGGAAGTGACGCTGCCAACAAAACCTTACGTCAATATGCCGGATTTGTATTCTGAGCAAAGCGAGGGAGAGACAGCTTTTTGTAGTTTAGCTGCCTGTAACGTAGGGAAGCTGGAGCTAACTGAATATCCACATTATACTGAAGTGGCTCTTAGGGCTGTGGATAAGATGATTGATCTTGCTCCTGCGATGACACCTTCAATGAAGAAGTCAATCACATCCCGGCGATCTGCTGGTATTGGTATTATGGGTTTGGCCGGGGCTTTGTACAATAATGGGATGGATTATGATGGGTCAGAGGAGAGCTTGGCGTTTGTAAGTAAAATTGCAGAACACCACTACTTCTACTTGCTCAAGGCTTCACAAAAGCTTGCTGATGAAAGTGGGTACTGTCCTGAAGGTATTGATTTAAACTGGCTTCCTATTGACACACGGATCAATAAATATAGCCTGACTCTGGACTGGGAATCCCTACGGGGTAAGAAACGCAAGAACTCTGTGCTTGTTGCTCACATGCCAACAGAATCCAGTGCTCTGTTTTCTGACGGTGCTAACTCTTTGTACCCACCACGTCAAGCGGTGATTAACAAGAAGTCCCGTAAAGGTGTTGTGCAATATATTTGTAAGGAGTGGGATAGCAGCAAGAAGTTTGCTTGGGATGTTGACAACGTAACACTAAGTCGTTATTATTCTGCCGTACAGGATATGACAGATCAAGCAATCAGTGCTGACTACTACTTTGATCCTAGCAAGTATGCAGATGAAAAGAAGCCTCTGAGTGAACTCATGAAGGAGTGGGTGGCTCAGGCCAAGTTAGGTAACAAAACGATGTACTACATGAACACACGTGACTACAATGGTGGTGGTGTTCAAGATGCAATGAAGGCCGAACAATCTGTTGATGATTGCGAAGCTTGTAAGCTTTAATCTTAACGGGGGCTGAAATATGCCCCTTTCTTAATAAAGGAGATGTTTATGGCAGTATTTAATCCGAACAACAAAGGTTATGAAACAAGCAAGTATCCCCTATTTCTTGGGGAAGATTTGGGACTGTTTGATACAGTTAATTGCGTATACCCAGTGCTTGAAGATTTGTATCAAAAACAAATAAGTCAGATTTGGAACGAGAATGAAATCTCGCTTGTACAAGATAAGCAAGACATGCTAACTTTGCCGAAAGATACTGTTGATCTGATGGTGAAGACAATCTCATGGCAACACCTTGCTGATTCAGTAGCATCTAAATCTATCTCAGGACTTTTGATGCGCTATGTAAGCAACTCAGAGCTTGAGGGGCTGTTGAACTCTTGGTCGTTTTTTGAAACTATCCACGCTCGTGCTTACAGTCACATTGTAAAGCAAACCTTTGTAAATCCCAATCAAATGCTGCGAGACACTTATAACAGTGTAGAAACTATTATTCGTAGCGAAGCTATTGTTGCGGCATTTAATAACCTTGAACAGCTGCCCGTTAATGCAAGCAAAGAGGATAAGCGGGAAGCTATTGCGTTGGCCTTTACAGCCTTGTTTGCACTTGAAGCTATTGCATTCATGAGTAGTTTTGCTGTTACGTTCGCAATCACTGAGACTGGCGCATTTCAGGGGATTGGTCAGGAAGTCACTCTTATCGCAAGGGATGAGCTTTTACATACTCGCATGGACTACGCTATTCTTAACATTTTAAAGCAAGACCTAGAGTGGGTAGATTCTTTTACTAAACTTGCACCTAATATCAAGACGGTATTGGACAGCGTAGTAAATCAGGAACTTAAATGGGCAGAATACCTTTTTAGCGAGGGTCGTCAAGTAATCGGACTAACTTCTACTCTTCTTAAAGAGTATACACTGTACATGGCCAAGCCTCTTTATGATGCCCTTGGTATTCAATTTGATTTTGAATCCGTAACAAAGAATCCTTGTCCTTACATGGATAAGTATATTGACAGCACTAAAATCCAAGTAGCACCACAAGAACTGCAAATTACATCTTATAAGATTGGTTCTGTTAAAGATGATACAGAAAACCTCGATCTTGATTTTGATCTATAGGGGCAATGATGAGTTTTATTATCTACAGTAAAGACAACTGCACATACTGCGTGCAAGCAAAGAACCTCCTTTCACAAAAAGGGTTGATGTTTGAAGAGATGAAAATAGGGCAAGATATTTCACGGGACGACTTCTTCTTGCTATACCAAGAACGTGACTTGCCGGTTCCTCGTACAGTACCTCAAATCTTTTTTGAAGATGAGAACGGTGTAACGTATGTTGGTGGGTTTGATCAACTGAAGAAATATTTGCTTGACAAGACAACCTGACTAACCTATTCTGACCCCACTAGCGCAGGAATGTGTTGGTGGGGCTTTTCTTTATCTGGAGGGTTCATGTACAATCTAAGCGACTACATTCCCTACACCGGACAAACCATCTCAGGTACTCACAAAGTGCTTGCATGGAATAAACAAACGGGGTACTATTTCACAGAAGCCGGATTTTGTATTCTGGACACTAAATTGATTGCTATGGAGGATAAATAAATGAAACCACTAATCGCTGCCCTTGCTCTTGTATCTTTCTCTGTAATGGCTGAAGAAGATATTTGCCTTGAGCGGGCTTATAAACCTGCTTATCGTATTATGCAAGCCCGTCAAGTTGGAATCCCTATGCCAGAAGTAATGGCTACTGCCCCTACTGATCTGTGGAAGCAAATCATTATCCGTGCTTATCAGCAAGCACAGTATATGGGAGATGAATACCGTGAACGTGTAAGTAAAGAGTTTGCTAATGAAATCTACATGCTTTGTCTTACTTATAAAGAAGCATAAATCTTAGACAACAAAAAGCCCCAAGGACTACCTATTAAGGCTTTCCAAGGGGCTTAGTCTCTGAGGAATGTTGGAGCACTTAGTTGTGCCCTCTTATTGTTGTTCTTTATTTAATAGGATAAATTATGATTCGTGGTAAAAAGTTAGTTTATGGGGTTGGGATAAACGATGCGGATTATCCCGTAACCAAGTATAGCTTACATGAAGGAAAGAAAGTACAAACATGGGTGTGTCCATTCTATAAAAAGTGGAGAAGTATGTTACAGCGTTGTTATGACCCAAAGAATATCAACAGGCAGCCAGCGTACATCAGTTGCTTTGTATGGGAAGGGTGGCACACTTTCTCTAGCTTCAAATCTTGGATGGAACAGCAGGATTGGGAAGGGAAAGAGCTAGACAAAGATTTGCTAGGAGATGGAAAGCTATACTCCCCTATCAACTGTTGCTTTCTTTCCCCGGATTTGAACAAGTTCTTATTAGATAGATTCGCTGCTAGAGGAGAATATCCGATAGGCGTTTCGTGGCATAAAAGGAGAAACAAGTTTCAAGCCAGTTGTAAAAATCCTCTTACAAAGTCTCAAGATTATCTCGGACTGTTTTCTTGCCCTAATGAGGCTCACCTTGCATGGAAGAAGAGAAAAAGAGAGTTAGCTCTTATACTTGCAGACCAACAAAATGATATTAAAATAGCCAATGCACTCCGCTCTTTATTCCTTTAATTTACTTTCTTGACTACTCCCGTTTACTACAGCAGAATTGTTATTTATAATTCTGCTGTTTTCCCTTTTCCTATTTTCTAGGTTTTGTTGTCTAACTTCTAATACTTCAATACGTCTAGTTGTGTTCACTTGGTATGAGTCTTGATTACTGGCTACGCGGTTAATCTTATCTTCCAAGTACATAAAATTTGACTGATTAGCTTTGTTTACTTCCTGCCTTAAATCTTGCAGAGCTATTTCATAGTTTGAAAAATCTGTTCTATAATTGTCATTCTTCAAAAGAATTGTCATTATAGTGACGGCAAGGAGAAGGAAGGTGCAGTTTACAACTAGGTTTAATGTCTTCCAAAACAATTCGCCTTTCCTTCTTTCAATGATTGTTTACTTCTTCTCTAGGTAGAATGTAAGAATCTGTCTAACGTCTGCTCTAACAGCCTCTGTCTGATTTTTTACATCGGCACGGAGGGCTTCATTACCAGCGGTAAGTCTAGTCTCTAGTTCTTTAAGCTCTTGTTTAGTTACAGAAGTGCGATAAAGCTCTAAAACTTTAGTATTCAGGTCTTTAATTTCTGTTTTATATTCTGCCTTGTCTGCCCAATATTGTGTTTGGGCAAGAGCCAGCAAGAGCATTAGAAGACCAATAGCAGCCCTCTCAAATAAATTGTTAATGCGGTGATTCGCGTTTTCAATCGCCATCTTTAAACAGAGCCTCTATCTTTTGGTTATAATCTTTTTGTTTTTCCAATAGAAGCCTATACTCCCCAACACAGGATGTGTTCTTTACATATCCCCGAGCTAACAAGTCTTGACAACCATGTATGTTTTCGAATAATATAGTTTTTTTTTCATAACACAGAGGATTCCTAAATGAAAATTGTTCAAACTGTCGGCATAAACGATGCTGATTACCCAGTAAGCCAATCAGTGAACGGAAAGAGGCAGATTTGCCCATTTTATAAGGTATGGACGGGTATGCTTACTAGGTGCTATAATCTAAAATTTAAAGAAAGGCGGCCGACCTATAAAGATTGTACCGTGTGTGAGGAGTGGTTGACATTCTCCACATTCCGTTCATGGATGGAGTCTCAGCCTTGGCAAGGTATGCGACTTGACAAGGATTTGACGTTTATGGGCAACACCCACTACAGTCCACACACCTGTGCATTTATCCCAAACTGCATAAATTGTATTTTGGGAACCTGTAAAGCATCTCGCGGGGAACACCCTGTGGGTGTTTCTAAGGAAAAAATTGCCAAAGATATGGTGAACTACCTCAAAAATCCTTTCAGAGCGGAAGTACAAACCTTGAATGGAAAACGAAAGCACTTGGGTATGTACTCCACAGCAGCAGAGGCACACGCTGCATGGCAAAAGGGAAAAATAGATGTTATCCGAGAGTATATTTTGTGGTGGGAGTTTGATCCATCTGTTAATCAAACTTTTAATACAACAATCGCTGATAATCTATTAGCTATCGCAGAGAAAATAGAACAAGATTTACGAAAAGGCGTGGAGACATTATCCTACTTTTGATACAAGTTTAAAACTTTTTCGTTGTACTGTCTCTGCTTTTCTAACAAAAGCCTATATTGTAATATACAAGATGTGTTTATAACATAGGCTTTCGCTAACCTACGCACAGTATCCCCTGCACCTATTGCTTCACAAGGGATAACTAAAAGACTATTAGGGATTTGTACAGGCACGTCCTTTTGAATGTAAACAACTTTCGGAGAGCATCCTAACAAGATCATCAGGCAACTTACGATCAAGGATGCTTTGAGAATGCAATTCATGTTGTTCCTCTTTATGAGACATTCTGTCCAACTTATCTAAGTAGTCTTGTGTCTTGTCTCTATGCTCTTTTTGTTCTTCTTTGTAATCAGACACTACAGCATCTTGAATTTTACAAAGAGATTGTTGTCTTTTCACGCTATTCTCTAAGGTTTTATTCGCTTCTTGACAGAGGGATAAGGATTGCTCTGCCTTAACTTTTTGCCCATAAAAAGCATAAGAAACATAACCAAATAAGCCATTTAGAGATAGACTGACAATGAGGAATGTAATTAGTGTACGATTAACCATCTTTATGTTCTTCCCTTTTACAACTACCTTCTCTTACATCATCTAATCCTTGGTCAATAACCCTCCCGATTAAACCTAATACCCCAAGAGGAATGCCAATAATCAGAATGGTGGTAAGGGCAAACTCAGAAGTGAGAATGCCCAATACCGATAGACCAGAAATAGAGAGAGCAATGAGAATGTTGGAAAGAATAGAAAGACTTGAATAAGATTTAATTAAACGAGATTTCCAGTTCTTTGCAAGTCTTTTCATAGGTGCTCCGTTAATTGGTATCTGCGCTGCGTCGCGGCCACCCGCGTTTTGGGAGAGGGTGGCGTCAGGACGCATGCCTCTAGTATGACACGTTGTTTGCAACAACTTTATTTGCACTTGGCGTAGGGTAGGTAGCAGTACCATCAATCACATTCCCTGTAACAGTAGCGTTTGTGATTTCGGCGTCAGTAAGGGTTACTACGCCCTTGATAAAATTATTTGCAAATACGCACGCTTTGATCAGATTGCTCGATGCAATTACGAAGCTACTTGTGGCGTCGGTTGCTTGCTGGATCAAATTTCCGACCGCAACCAACGTGCCGGTAAAACCGACTGCATTAAATACCCTAACAGCACCCCCTGTAACACCAGCCAGATTATTCCAACTGAATTGGCAGTCATTCACTGTCGATAAAAGCTGGAAGCGCACCTCTCCTGTGTTCCCGTTAAAAACAACTTTTGCAGCCTGTGGGCGGAATAATTGATTATTTGGGTCAACTCTGAAGTTGCATCCAACAAAGCTGTTTACTGCGCCGTAAAAATCACGTGTCCCGGATGCAGCCGCGCCCGGATCAAAACTACAGTCGTTGAAGTAGAACGATCCGGTATTTGATGTCGTTCCCGTAAAAGCGAAATACTGCGTATTCCCTGGCTTAATCACAAAACGAGAACCGACAGCGTACAGCGAGCCGTTTGCGAATTGCGCTAACCCGACAACTGTGCAGTTGTGCAGATGCACACGGTAGCCGTCCAAAATGTTTAATGAGCGCTGACTGTCCTGAGCAACAAGAATACAGTTGCTAACACGAATATCACCAGAGTCAAAAGCACCGTTTGTAACGTCAGATTCTGTCAGGATACCGCCGAACAACTGGCAGTTTTCAACCAGCACGTCTGCGTTGCCGACCGCTATTGCATATGCGACAACCGATGGCCGCATCTGGACAAGCGTGTTGCTGACGCGCAGCCCGCTCCCCTTGTTTCTAAAGGCGATCCCCCGGGGTGCAGCGCAATCGACCACAGAGCAGTTGGAGATTGTGATCTGGTCGGTGGTATCACCAAAACCTGTATTAACCCGACCTAGCACAAACGCGCCGTCAAAGGCCGCACTTTGCGATACGCATCGGTCATAAACAATGTCGTATTCAAAGGCGGTGTGTAGTGTGTAAGACGCGCTCAACGTATTGCTATCGACGCAATCCGAGGCCGTGATATGCCATGCGACAGTGAAGTCCAAAGTGTGTCGGCATCGCGCACCAATGACACGCTTTGCAGTCGAGTTGTAAACGTACTCAAACTGTAAAGCATATCCTTCACCACCGCCTGTTGCAGCAGGGTTTCTGCAATAAATGTCAGATACATGTGCGTTAAGAGCAAATTGAAATTTCACACCCTTAAACCAAAACCCGACAAAGGTGCAGTTTCTGGCGAAGCAGTTTGCTGTGTATTGGAAAAACACACCACCCATGCCGTTTGCGCGTGAAGTCTGCCCCGTAGCTACAAACTTGCAGTTTTCAATGCCCGACCCTTCAACTGCGTTGAGTTTAGTAACACTGACCGTTTCAGAGGCCGTAAGCGCCAAGCGGCGCGTCACATCAGTGGTAATCGTTGCGCCAGAGATCGCAGTAATACGTGCAGTGACGTTTACATAGAGTCCGGGCAGCGCGGCAGAAGCCGAATCAATCTGCACCACGTCACCAACAGCAAAACCGGCTGCGCTGGCAACAACCATGGCACTTGTGTACTCGGCAGCGTCGGCAGCAACTGTCGTAGCGGTCGCTGACAAAGTACCCTTGAACTCAAAAACTCCAGTGTTCAGGCTGTCAAGCCCCGCCCCAGCCCAAATAATCGTGGCACCCTCGCCGTCGATTGTGAATCCTGAAATGTCTACATTGACCCGAGAAGTTAGCTTATAGGTTCGCCCAGCAAGTTTCAGGCCACGTTTACCACTCGCCTTGCAGTCGGCAATGGCAGCCACAAATTCCGCTGTGTCATCAGCAACGCCGTCACCAACGGCACCGTAATCCATAACGGAGGCCCAATCGTCGAGTTTTTCCGCGACAGTGCGCCCCATGTACCCCACCAACCCAGCCCCCTTCGATGGGTCGGTGGCGTTGGCAAGGTCATTCCTTAAAACATCTGTATAACCTTGAGCTTGACCTTCTACAATGTCCAACTCCGCTTGTGTAGCAAAATCTTCTACATTCTGGAAGGCAGCAGTACCAAGAGAGGATAGAGTAAGTTCTACGGCATCTAAGCGAGAATCAATCTCTGATGGGTTGTCAATTTTTACGGCAGATACGCCATTAAACTGATAGAAATCCCCGTTGCTTTTAATCTTAAAGATAAAAGACTTAGGACAAGGAGAGCTATACCAAACACTGTCAACACCGAAATAAAATCTATTATCTGCACTATTGAAGTGGGCAGCACCGTTAGACACTGGGGGTAAAGAAGCTACAATGCTGTCTACATTACCATCAAACATGAAAGAGAACTTTAGTAAGTTCTCATCCATGCCGGTATTCCAATTGTTCTCTCCGTAATTCCACCCGTATTTCCCTTCAAGAAAAGGGCTTTGTTGTTGAGGCATATACCACTCCTTATGCGTCTGGTGCTACTGGACGCTTATCTTTATTCGGGAAACCCTCAGACTCAGGATAACTTCTCAGAGCCTTTCTATATTCACGCCATTGTGCTACAGAACCAACAGCTTTGGGGTCACTGTCCTGAACTTTATAAAGTTCAATATCAGCACGAAGAAGCTCTTTATCCCTCCACATCCGCTCTTGAACTTCTAAGTTTGTACTTACCATGTTGAGATGCTTAGTGACAGCATCTGCATCCATCGCTACAAGGTCATGCTTGCCGTACTTATTACGGTCTTTTTCTGTTTCATAGGCGAAAACTTCGCCTTTTGCGTTCTTGAAGTAGATCATTAGCGTAGCTCCAACCATTTACGAAGATTGACACCACCGCTTGAGGCGAGTCTATAAGTATTGTTAGCAGGGATAATCGGGGAAAATAGTATAGGTGTCCCGTCCCCACCAACAAGGTCAGTGACTGTCCAAGTTATCCCATTGATGTCGAACGTAAGGCTCCCAACACTCCCGGAGTCCCGCACATCAACCATTAACTGAATGGGGCGGTCAGTTGTATTTGTATAAGTTGTGTTAAGAGCACGACTTGCTGTTAAGTCTTGCCATGTTTGATTGATCCCTAATACTTTAGAATCCGCCCACTCCTTTGTACGTAATGGCGTCATCAGTGTATTATTAACTACACCCGCTTGGGCTTGAGCTGTGGACGCTACTGTAGTACGGGCGTCCACTTCTGCTTTAGTGTAAGTCTGTGCTTGAGAATATACACTGATGTTATTACGGAATGTAGCAGCATTAGCAATATCACTACCATTAGCTGCTTTACTTAGGAAAGCCCCATTCACTTCTGCTTTAGTGTAGAAGTCTCCAGCAGAAGCAAATGCAATAATCCAATAAGTATTGCTTAGGTCTGTTTCTGGGTTCTGGTTGGTATGTGTTTGTACACAGCGGTACACAGTGCCGTTGGTTGGGCCTTGTACATAAGATTTATTAGCTTGGTATTCTGTTGTAGCATCCCACACAGCAACACCGTGTTGGTTGATGTGAGCGATTGCGGTATCCTGACGATTATCAAGATAGTTGAACCATTGACGAGGTGGAATTTCAACAGTCCAGCCTGTAGCATATTTCGTATTACCTGGGTCAAGTACATCCCCACCAGAAGCCCAAGTCAGGCTAAGGTTGGAGGGTTTTAGAATTTGTGGCATATTTATTTCCTCAGAATTTAATTATTTAAGACCAGAAAGGCAAAGTTCTTTTTCTTGTTCACGTCTTTTGGCAAGGCCACGGAGTTCTTTACCTTTTGCAAATCTCCACCTTGGAAGTTCATTACAAGCCCCAACCCTGTCCCCGGTGTTTAGTTTACGGAGTAGGGTGGAACTTCTTAGATTTCCGCTCCCTACGTTGTATACAAAAGAAAGGTAAGCTGCGTGTTCTTGTTCAGATAAAGGTACTTTAACAAGACGCATTAGTTCTTTATTGTGTTTACTAAGGTCTTCAGCTAATTGCTCTAAGCACTCATCTTCTGTGAACTTCTGACCTATGCGTAAAGACTTATCTACATGTCCATAACAGGATGTAATGATTCCTACAGGATCAACATAAGTACCCAAGACAAGTCCTTCGTGTGTTGCAATCCCTACACCCGCTGTTGCAAGAGATGCGGATAAACCAAGAGCTAAAAGTTTTTGTTTAATCTTGTTCATGTAAGACCTTTAGAAAAGCGTAGGAGATGAACACGGTGGTCAATGCTTTGCTCCGTTAATTGGTGCTGCGCTACGTCGAGGCCACCCTCGTTTGGGAGGGCGGTGTTCTGGGATTTATTGCTAAATCCAGCTAACAGATGCGGTTAGTGCCGCAAAGGCCCCTGTATAGCCCGAGCCTGTTACAGACAGCCCCGCCCCGCCTGGGGCAGCTGCGACAGTCAGTGTAAGGGGAAGCCCGCCTGTTGTGTCTGTACCTATTTGCGTTGCTCTAGTGAGAGTAAACGCGCCAGTGCTACTTAACGTACCCAGCACGATGTATTCGCGCATAGTGTATTGAGCACTGCTGTCTACAGCATTGCGCGCAGTTACGCGCAAATGCAGAGATACTTCTGCGTTTTTCTTTTGAGCAGCGAGATATTTGCCGGGGATAACGCACACCGCCCCAGACGCTGCAAGGCTCCCATAAATCGAACGGAAGTACCTCCCGTTTGCAAAAGCCACCGGCCCCATGTAAACGCCTGCCGCGTTTTTCGGGAACAACGGCGACCTGTTGTAGCCAGATGACGGGTCTAGTCGCAGCAGCTCGTGATTGGGGGATGGTGTGTAGACCTGTATAGGGACATCCAAGAGCGCGACATTCGGGCCTGGCAGCACTGCGATGCCAATGTTGGATGTAAGCATGGTTTTCTCGACAGTATAAAGGCGGCCTTCGTTGTCGTAAGCGCCAACTCTGGCGATTGGTTGGCTCGCCGGCAGGTTGCTGCCAAGTGCGTCGAATGAACAGGTTATATCGATATTGATGTACTTTCCAGTGCCATCAGCTACCGGCTGGTCGGCGATTACAACAGGGCCATTTAACTCACCAAACGACGCTGTGCATTTTATGTTTTGCGTTGCAGGAAACCCAGTCCCGCTATTGGAAAGCAAAAGCGCTGCGGAAGCGGGGTCTGAAATGTCAGAGTGACATCGCACGTCCACGCCATCCACGCCGTAGACAAATAATGCGCGGAGACTGCGAGTCAGTGAGTATGTTCCCGACACATTGTCGCCGTTATTAGCGAGGTTCAGCCCGTAGTAAACATTGCCACCGGTACAGTCCCCAATAAGTGCAATCCCGCTGCTGCGGTAGCTCATTGGCGAACTTGATGCACAAGTCAAAAGAGACTGTCCACGGGCAACGTGCATTGGGCCTATACCGTGGCCGGATGTATTTTTAGCAACGGCCAGGATTACAACCGGAGCTACCCCCCTGCTTGGCCCTGCCATTGTGAAATTGATGTCGTCAAATATATAGTTGGACATTCGTGCGCGGCAGTCGGTAAAACGGAAAAGCGCTGCGTCTGTCCCCGACTGACTATTGTCACAGGCACATACCAAGGTAGAGCCATTCCAATCAATAACAACGTCCCTGCTCACGTCATAGACTGTCGAGTTTACAGCGACATCTCCGAACCAGTACGCACCACCTGCGCCTAAAATTTTGCTCACGGTCACATCAGCCAGCAGCGCTGCCACACTGGCGCGACAGGATGTGCCTGTTGCCCCGTTCCAGTCTGCAACAGCGCCAGCCATTTCTGGAGTGGCTGCCCCGTCAAAAACCCTTACCCAGCACCCGTTACCTGGGCCACCTGCCGCTGACAAATAGGCGGAAATCCCCACAGGGTCGCCTGACCAAGGGATGCCTGGGTCAATTACACGCCAGCCGTTGTGTTCGGTCTTTGGGCGAGAAGGCTCCCAGCGAAACACACCGCCACCGATCCCCCGCCCTGAATAAAAAGATGCAACCACGATCATCTGACTAGCGTCTTGACGCGCCAGCCGCATGTCAGCGATTGATGCAACAGAGACGCAACCACGGCCTAAAATGGCCGCCCCCTTCGCCGGGTCTGTAGAGTTGGCAAGGTCTTGTTCCAGCGTTGTAATATCATCGAATGCTGCATCTACTTGCGTTTTAAGGTAGGCTGTTCTGTCAGCAAGCTGTTTGATAGGAGCATTGGAATAACCAGTGGTGGGATTACCGGCCATATCAAATTCTGGTGTCCCTCCCAACACAGGATCGTTCAAATCTAACTGGTAGATATTTGGACTGTATGTTGCTGTTTCATTAATGTTTGCCATGTAATCTCCTACAGAAGCGTAGCAAAGTAGCCGCCCTGTGTTGTAGTTGTTCCGCCTGAAACTGGTGAATAGAATACATCACCATCATAATCTACGCTTCCATCGTGTTCCGCTTGGGGGATTGTGTCTGCACCACCCCATTTAAGACCATAAACCCTACCATAACCAACTGTCTTACTGATGTCACCAAAACCCTTAGCGTTCGGTACGCCTTGAAAGCCAAAATAACTGTCAGCATCAAAGTAACCAAAATTGATTCTTACACCAACAGTTTTAGGAATTAAGCGAGAGGGATAACCAGACGATGTACTAACATAATTAAGAAGGGTTTGTTCTAATGTGGATAGCTCTCTTCCAAACATCACAGTGTACTGAGCATTGCCTTCGGCAAGAATTGCTGTAACATTTGTACCAAACAAGAAGTTAATAAACGATAAGAACTCTTCTGGTGTAGATGCTGTCCTATTCTTTAGAATTTTTGCTTTAATGAATAGGCGGTAGGTGTTATCATCAAGCAGGACATTACCACCAAGAGGTTGTCCGAAGTCATACCATCTGCTACCTACTGTTGGTCTGCCAAAGTCCCCAAAGGTGTCTGCTTTTAGAGCACCTTGAAAACCAAAGAAGTTAAATAGGTCTGCGCTAATGAGTTCTCTTGGTTGACCAACAATCTCTCCAATAACATCCAGCGCAGCACCTTCAGCCTCATCAATACTTCTTTTCTGAATCAAGTCAGCAAACATTTGCTGAGTTTCTGCTTGTCCGTCAATAAGCAGTTGCAAGTATTTATCAACAACTACTTTATCTTCAAACTGAGAAGTAATTCTTTCCCTTGCTTCTTTTAGGTAGTCTACAGAATTAACAGGAACTAAAGCCATTCTGTTCTCCTTATACTACCGTTACATTGATGTTTACTGACTCGAAAGAACCAATCTCATTGAAAGCTACAGGAATGTTGCTTGTACCCAAAGGTGCTGGGGAAGTACCAATAAACAAACTATCTACTTGATGCCCAGCCACTTTGTTGATTGGAGTGAATAGGCGAGAATAGATAATGTCCCTGCCTACACCAAAATTAGCCTTAGCGTAGCTAATAATCTCTGCTTTAATTTGATCTGCACCATCGCCGGGGAATGGTGTCAAAGATTCTGCATCAAGGCTTAGTGTAATATCAATATACACAGTGACTGGGTTTGGCCTTTCAAATCCAATGTCATGTGTGAAGCCTTGACTATCTGTGATAGTTACAACAGTATTCCCTTCACTGGAAATACCCATTGGCTTATTACGCCAGATTGTTTCAGCAATTACTTGACTTGACCCGCCAAGAACTACAGGGAAGAAGCTGTGAGGAGATACACCATTAGCATCTACAACATCTGTATCGTTCTCATAGATTGCTACTTCTTCTACATTTGGTATATTAAGAAGAGCTGAGTACAAGGAATCCAAGATGTTAGAAGATCGCTCTAACTTCGTGTTACGGAAGCGGATACGAAGTTCTTCATCTGTTTCTGTCAATCTTCCAGGGGAGGCTGCTACAGGGTTTGTAACAAAATCCCAACCCAATACAGGAGTAAGGATAGTATTGAGCGTGTTCGCTTCTTGTTCTACAGCACCATTGACACTGCATGTTAGTTGTCCAAGTTTACCAACTTTGTTAATTAACAATCCTGCACCAACCGCAAAATTACTAACTTGAAAAACATCTACACGCCAGATAGCAAGCTCATCTCCAAAAGGAATAGTTGCTGTAAGCAGTGGGTGACTCAAATCAATAACAGCCTTTAATCCGTTCAAGATTTCTGAAGCTGTTGCACTTACAGAGGATGTGTAGCTTACTGTGTTTGTAAGTCCATTAGCTGTTGTATAAGTGATTGTATACTGTGTGCTGTTTAGAACATTAACAACAGTTACGTTGATACCACTTGCTTGAGAAGGTGAAAGTGCTACACTACCTTGAACAGAGAATTGATTATTAGTGTTTACATCTGAAACAGCACTTCCCGAAGGGATGAGTACGCCGTTGTTGCCTACAAAAAGCCCCGTTGCTGTGGAAGGAGCAGCATTAAATCGTGAAATACCCGAATACTGTACCAAATTATCTAAAGAGATTCCTGTAGCAGAATTGGGGTCAAATGAACTCCAACAATCCTGCCCAAGTTCCCAAAGATCAGCATCCCCAACAACATCCAAAGCAATTAGCCGACCAAGGAGAGAGGATTCGCTTGTGTCTACAACGTCTCCCTCTTGTACTAAATCTTGGAACAGTTGAACAGCACGTTGTCGCTTTTCTCGTAACAGATCATCCAAACGCTTTAATACAAAGCCTGCATCTGTTACACCATAGTTAGCCATCAGCTACTCCTTATAAATTGGTATTTATTGAAATAGTTTCTGTAAGGCTTCCGTCTAATACACGAACAACGAAACTCATTTCATATTGTCTGTTTTGAAACGTAGAAGAAAAAGAAACCAGCTCTCTAACTCCACGCTCTGAAAGAATCTGTTGTTGAAAGATTCGATCTACTGCAACTTTTGTTGTTTTCTTAGCAAGGATTTGTTGGTAGTAAGGGACACCATATCCAACATCTAAAAACCACTCTCCGAGGTATGTCTTGAGTCGGATTGATAACCTTTGTGCAACAACCTCTGCGGACTCTTGTGTAATACCAGAAGAACTCAAAGGGCCATTAACAAAAATTGCATCCCCAAAGTCTAAGGATGTTCTGTCATTGTTTAGTAGAATATCCATTCATTTACCTTTATTAACTTGGAGGAGGGGATGCACCATGGACGTGAGAATTAAATACAATGCCGTTGAATGTCTGAACACCTGTACCTGTATAATTACCAAAGTGCGTAATGTTACCTGCCCATACTGTTTCATCAATGTTGAAAGACGCTGAAGCAGCATTTAGTTCTATTTCATTCTGTGCATTTACTGTGGCGTTATTACAGTTGACTTCTACATTCTGGTTCGTGTTGATTACAACATCGCCATTCTTTTTAAGTCTTACTTCGTTCTCAACAGAGCCAATGTTATTTGCTACAACAACATCCCCTGTATCATGTTGCCAAACTCTAATCTGAGGGTTGTTGATTGACTCAGAGAACGGCCAAATGCCGGGAATGGCAATGCAATCCCGCTTATCAAACTTACGGAAGTCTGAAGGCGTGGTGTTAGCACCCTTACCACGCTTCCACGTATCCAAACCCCTCATTGTGTAGATAAGTAGGACAGGATCACCAACATTTACAGGGTATGTAATTGCTGCCGTGCGTGAGGAAGGCATCTGTACAGGGACGTTCAATACAACGGGGCGTTCTTTAGTTGTATCATCTTTATTACGAATATTGATAGTAGGCTGAACGTCTACAGATAATGCGTTTAAATTATCTCTTACAGATACTACAATGCCGGGGAGGGCTGTGTACATGTTATTAGTTTGATAATCAAAAGATGCGTTCATTAGTTCTTCAAACATTTATTACACCTTTATCTTATCTTCAAGTCTTAGTTCTGTGTACCAGTTACTTCCCCTGTACTCCCCATAAGAGCGTAGGGAAGCAACTTTATAGTAACCATCGTAATCTTCGTCTTCAATCTTGACGATTGAACCACAGACAATATCGGGGTTTAGTAGCAGCTTTACTTGTACACCGCCTTTCTTTGCCTTATCCTTTGCTGTACGCCTTAGATCACCAGACACAGCGTAAGGGCGCTCAATCATGCCAGTGGTTCTACTAATTACATAGGCTGTATTTAGATCGTCTGTGTGTGTGCCACCCGCATCTGCCACATACATTACATCGTCATCAATGCTTATTTCAACATCAATAGCTCTTGCAATCTCATCAAGCATTTCTCGGGGAGTACCAGATAGCGGATACCCATCAATCACCTGAGACTGAATGTTAGTGCCATTAAAAGCTACACGACTAATACCTGGGATATCTTTAGCCAACTGCCCAATAACATATTTGTAGTCTTTTCCCGGAGGGATAAGTTTACTGAGTGTTTCGTGGTTAAGCTCTTTATAAGCCGTACCCATTTGAATTTGTGTTATTGTATCAGTACCGCTCTTTCTTGTTGTTGCAGATGTTACTTGCCCTGCAAACAACCTTTTAACTTGAGTATCTACATATCCGGCAGAAAGAACACAAGCTATGTAATCTTGTTCAAGAAGTCTTTGTTTCTCTTTAGACAAATTGTATATCTCAATTACACAACTGTTTTGTCCTTTCTTACTATCGCTGGATTTGTTTACATCGAAGTTGATATTCAAATCCCTTACTTCAAACCCATCTCCTGTATTGGCATCACCAAACACAACGGAATAGGCTCTGTTCTTTTGGTAGATAATTGCCATACTTATTACTCTTGATCGTAGTGTGGTTTAACTTCATAATTAAGGATGGAGTTATATGTAGTTTCTTTTAAATATGGCTTGTATTCGAAAGCAATGAGTTTGATCTTGTCCTCAACAAACATTTTAACTGCCATCCACGCATCATCGGGGTTACTATAGACCCCGAGATAGGTATTCTTACCCCTAATAGAAGAAACAGCTTGAAACGATCCACCGGGAAGTAATGACACACCTCTTGGGTATTTTGAGTTTGATACTCTCTTCTTCCTTAGAATAACATTTAACTCTTTTGGGAGGTAGCAGCAAGTTTGCGGGGAATATAGTTTACCGTTCCCTAATAAATCCTTGTCAAGCTCCCAACCCTCTATAAAATTTTCGGAGTGCCATTTAGCAAAATTCTGAAAGTTATGCCACTCTTGACAAACAATTACATTTTCATAAGACTTCTGTTTATTTTTACCATAACACCTGTTCATCATTGCAGACCAAGCGTTATAACACTGTGTGATTTTACCACCTGAAACAGAAGAACTGTGCGGCCCCTGTCCAATAAAGCCTACGCCGAAAACCGAGGGGAAGTTAGGATTCTTAACAGACCCTAATTTAAAATCAGATGCCCGTGTCCTAACTTTCGTACCATCTTCAAACGTAACCTCAACGTCTAAAGCCCCTGTATAGAGAGATACGGTACATGTTCCTGTACTGGTAGTAACAGTATCCCCAACAAAAACAGACTGTTTCGGGCCTTTCTTATTCAAAAGATTTCTCCTTCTGCAAATGTGAGGACTAATTATACAGGTTTTAATATAAGAAGTCAATCTTCTGATTCAAAAATATAGAACAGCCTGAAATACTTAGCAAGTAGTGTAGGGTCAGTTCTATATCGTTCAATACTTTTACCGATAGGTTCTAAGAATAGATAACCAGTTAGGTTAGGTAGAGCGTAGTCAATAAGGATTGGGTAATTAGCCACCAACCTTTCACCAACTACAACATCAACACCATCCTCAGTCTTTAAGCCAAAAAACCACCCTTCTGCACGTTCATTATAGTACGCACTGAAGATATAAGACCTTCCCTCCAATGAAACACGATAAAAGTAACTTGCATCTTCATAAAGAGGCAAAGAAACATATTGTAAAGCCATTCTTCACCTCTTAATTCGTTCCGAACTTATCAGCGTCTGTTGGTAGCTGATCTGCCGGGGTACTTGGAGCAGTGGAATCCCCTGCGGCTTGAGCAGCTTCGCAATTCTTTGGGGTGCTATTAGCGTTAGTCTTTTTCTTTGTTGGTTCTACTTTCTTTTTAACAGCATCCGCCACATCTTTAGGAATTTCTGTTTTCTCTAAAAGAGCAAATGTAACTTGTTCTAAAGTAAGATTAAGAAAAAGAGCATCCCCTGTGTCGGGATTCTCATCTATTCTAAAACTTGTAATAACAAGGTCAGAAATAATATCCCTGATGTTTGTTCCGTCAAACTCATAAAGCTCTACAAGCTGAATATGACTCTCTGATCTATCTGTTTTGGGGTTGTACTTTAACCCCTTAAGGACGCCTTTCAGAATATCCTTAACAACTACCTCATTAGATAAGTCTGTACGCTGATTACCAAAAAACTCAACCTTTGGTTTTGACGTACCTAAAAACTGTCCAATGGTGGCAGGGAGATACTGTAACAACTTACTTCCTTGTAAGTTGATTGAGATTGGCTCTGGTTGTTCCTGCGCATTCAATGGACGTTGCTGATTTTCATCTAAAAGCTGCCAAGGGATGTGAGACAAATCTGTTCCGCTTACTACACCAGATATAGTGAATATAGGATTCTCTTTGATAAAGTGGTCTGTAATAGAAGCCCCTGCGTCTACAGGGTGCTTCGTAACTTGTCCACGATAATCTTGAGAATAGCTTGTAACAGCATCAAGATATATGTATCCACTTGGTTCTTCTGGGTTGTCCAAACTCCCCCACTTAATCGCTAATGACATTATTGTCCTCCAGAATATCCGTAAGATGTGAGGGTTTGCTGTAGTTTGTCATCCAGCATTTTTACAAAGCTGTTAGCAACATCCTCTGTCTTCTCTGCTGTAATGTTAGCGTCAAGTTTAACTTCAACCTTCATAACACCAGGAAGTTTTGTACCATAAGCATCCATGTTCCGCTGCATCATAGACTCCTGAGCCATGTTTTTAGCATTCTCATCGTACATCTCAGGTGTCCAGCCATACATCCCGCTGGAAGGATTATTAAGAGCATTACGCTTCTTTTGTTCTTGATCAAAAGGTTTTAACCCGGTACTAGCTGTATTCGCTAAAGGATCATAACCCAAGCCTCTGCCGATCATTCCAGCAGGACCGTTACGAATACCAATAGAAAGGGCTTGCTTTAACCCTTCGCCCGCACCAGAAAAATCCCCACTGGCCAGTTTGTTTATAGACTGTAAGGTGATCAGAAGGGAGGTTTGTATCTCTTTGAGTGTATTCAGTACAGTCTGGAGTGCTCCTGATTCTTTGAAAAGATCGAAAAGCATCTTCCATCCTTCATAGGATTTGACCCTAAGCTCTCCAACTTCTTTAAGAATATCTCTGATGTTAAACATCATTTGCATGATTGTTTCACCAGTCTCTCCTTGACCAAACAACCACTTCTGAAAGTTGCTATCCCTCCCATCAAACATACGTCCAATAGATTGAGGTAAAAGAACCATCTGCCTAAAGAAGTAAGTTCCTTTATCAAACATCTCTCCGAGATTAGGCATTATTCTATCCATTTCTCGCATAGCGTCAGTTGCTGTACGCCACAAACGAGCAAAGCCTGTTTCACCACCAGCTTTAGAAAAGCTCTCTAACATCTGAGTTTGCATATTCTGTGAACGGGCTTGTTCCGCGATAGATGATTTCTTCATAACATCAATCTTGGGCGCTGCGCGTTCACTTAGGATTCTTGCAACAATAGGGAGAATTTTAGCTGATTCAATGTTCCCTTTTTCAATATCCTCATAGAATTTGGCATGAGCTTCTTGTCCAACCAACCCGCTACCTGTCATTTCTGCATAGGACTCTGCGAATACGTCCATCGTCGTTTATGTTCAGGGAGGGGCGTTAATCCCTCCCCCGCTTTATTCAAGCTGCTTATGCTTTCACATAAGACCAGATCATATCACAATCCTAAAATATAGGATTCCTACCGTTTCGCTTCACTTGAAGCTACGTCCGAAGACTGATCGTTGAACGTTACCCTTAAATGTTTAAAAGTCTTCCCAGCTTTGATATTACTTACAGTGTGTCTATTAACACGTGGATGATTCATGCAGTCAACAATATCTGTTATCGAAAGGTTGTTCTCGATAAGTTCTAATATTTTAAGAACAAGATCATCAGTAATTTTAGGCTTAGTTTTACTAAAATTAAAATCTTTTGAAACCTCTTGCCACGTTCTGCGAGATTTAACAGAATAAACTACAGAAAGATTTACACCAGTTTTTCTGGATATTTCTCTGCAATTAAAACCATCAACAAGCATTTGGCAGACAGTCATTATCTCACCATTGGTATAGGTTGAAACAAAAGCATCTTCTGCTTTTGGGAAATTTCCTGCCTCTACCCCATGAGTTGAGTTTTCTTGTGCTGTAACCCATTCTAAGTTACCAATAGAATTGTTAGTTCTATTAGAATCTATGTGATTCACGAAAGGTTTGTTTGAGGGGTTTGGTACAAAGACCAGTGCTACAGCCCTGTGGACATATATTCCACGAAGCTTAGAACCATCCCAAACTTTACAACGAAAATAACCGTCTTTATCTTTAAAAGGTTTATAAATACTTTTAGTAAAGCTACTACGAATCTGCCCAAGCTCATTCACTTCTGCAAATTCATAATTTGGAACAACATAAAACATTTCGACCTCCTTGGTTAAAGAAGATCGGGTCTTCGCTGCGGATTACCCAATCTTGATTTCTTAAATCGCAAGTGTACCACACTTTTAAGAAAATGCAAGCTCTAAGGGCTTTCCCGCAATTAGATAGGTTTGCTATCACCATTACTGGCGAAAGGGGCTACAAATTAACCCGGCATTGATTCGGCCATCTGCCGCCGCACTTCCTCCATACTAAGGACACCTTTCGTTTATGTTCAAGGGTGGTCGTTAATCACCCCCCGCTTTATTCAAGCTGCTACATGTTTCCATGCAGACCAGACCATATCTTCACTTAAAATCAGTGCCTACCGTTTCGCTTCACTTGAAGCTACTCTACTCCATTCAGATAAATCTGTGTTTCGATGGTCGTTGGGGGCGAGGCGTTTTATGCCTATCCCTGCTGATTGCCCAATTCTTCCGATTGTTACTGCCTTTAGGCTAGTACGAAAGACTCTAAGGGGTTTCCAGCATATTGTAGGTTTTAGTTGAGCTGTTATGTTAACCCAACATCTGCGAGAGGGCGTTTTGTACTAACTTACGTCTTGCTGGAGTTACACCCATTGCAGTTTGGTACTCAGAGAAGCCTTTAAAAATATCTTGACTCTGCTCTACACCAAGACCCGCACCCAGTGAGTTTGAAAGGAATTGGTTGTAATCTGGCAAGGCTTCCATGTAGTTGAAACCAACGTCATTAGCCAAACCAAACAACCACTTATTAGCATCAACACCTTGCTGCGTACTGTACCCCTTAGCTGCTAACACAGCTTGAGTTGTAAGTTGTCCAGAGATTAGTTCTTGGTTTGCTGTGTTCAATGAACCAAGACCATAAACACCACCAACAAAAGGAAGGCTTGCTACACCATAACGAGCAAGAGCACCGCCAGCACCGCCAGCATGTAGGAAATTAGCTCTTGAAAAAGAAGAATCACTTCTTGTTTGTTTTGTTGTAGCCGAGCCTACTGCTTGCTTCACTGGTGCCATTCGGGGTGTCAAGCTGACTTGCTTATTAGCTTGGTTAATTGCTTGCCTGATTGCGGAAGAGACTTGACCGGCGAGATTCTGCTTATTTACAACAAAATTATCAACAGGGAACCTAACTCTACGACTTACTTCATTAAACGCTCTCTGAACATCGAATTGAAGTCTGTTAGTGTTGAATGTGAAGTTTATGTTTAACTTCCCACTCTTTGCCATCCTTTTCTGGAAGTCCATTAGGCGTTTTTCAATAGACTTCAGATAGGTATCAACTTGTTTAATCTGACCTTTATCTACTCGCAGGGCAACGCGTGCGAAATAGCTGGAAATAGCTACCATTCAACTATCCTTTATTGTTTGCACTCTTTTGTGCTTGTTTGGATTGTTGAGCCTTTTGTGCTTCTTCTTTCATCGTTTCTTGAGCATCCATAATCTCAATGAAATCATAAAAATCATCTATAGAATACAAGTGCTCAAGTTCATGTTTGGTGCAAAGTCTAGGCTCATATGTCAAAAGACGCATCACTTGGAAGTCTTGACTAAACTCATCAGTGAGCCTTTGCATTTCCTCTGTTCTCACTACCGCTGAAGCAGATTTACTCTTGCTTACTCTTCGGTAGCGTTTTCTTCCAAAGGGTCGGCAAAATTGTACTCCAAGATCATAGCAAGTAGTTGGAAAATTTCAGTATACTTACCTGCAAAGTGGTTATCAAAAGTCTTTTGATCAAATGCCATACTCCCTTTTGAGCAACCAAGAGAAATAATCTTGAATACTTGATCTGGATTCAGTGCCATCACGTTAATACCATCTTCCGTAAACAGACCGGCATCATGAATGTCTTTTTGAACACTTAAACCAGCAAGAGCACGAAACTTCTTCAGATTGTAAATCTCACCACCAACTTCTACTTCCTTGGTTTGGAAGGAATTTAGATTACCCATTTATTTATTCCTCAGAATTGAAAATAACCCCTCCAAACGAGGAGTAAATTTGTTTTATTTTGTCTATATTAAAACTAAAAAGTCGTCTCTGTGTAGCCGTCTGGCATTTCACTTCTAAGAAGAACGCCACACTCCAACTTTTTCTTACATGCTCTTTCGGCATTTTTACAAGATTCAACGTCAGGAAACTTATATGTTAAATAATTTTTTATTTTGTATATTGACCTAGAGTTTTGTCCTTTAATTCTCTGCCTACTATCCCTTGCAATACCAAACTTTATGGCTACAATACTTTCCGTAGAATCCATAACGAGATTAATATAAGCCTCTTGTTGTCTCATCGGAGAGCATGCACAAGGTCTGTGACCTTTTCTTAAATCACCACTTATGGACTCTCCTACTTCACCGCATACTGGGCACAATGTATTCCAGTAGGCACGCCAACCCAGATTATTTAGTCTGTCACTTCTCCAGAACTTGGTGTCGGGGTGGAAAGCTCCTGTATCTAAAAAGGCTGTAATCATTACATTATCAGGCGTCTTCTTTACTTCCTTCATATATTCGCGACGACATTCAGGGCAGCCTGTATCGTTATTAAGTAAATTACCAATTACCCCACTACTCCACTCTCCGTGTTCATCACAAACCATCTTGAGTTTGGTTTTCCTACCACACCACTCCCCCATAAAACCTAGAAACTTGTAACCAAGTTCTTCAGCTTTACGTGAACACAACACAGCATATTGTTCCACAGACCGCCTAGGTGCTTTACTGCAACCGCAAGGAAGTTGTTTTGCTTTGAGAAGTTTTCTTTTTGAACTCTTAAAGTACCCTTCACCAAACAACTCAGTGTCTTTACAACAAAGTTCACACTTTACTATATAGTATTTATTATTTCCTGTTCTACCACTCCAACCTATAACAGTTAGCTGATTATCCTTCCCAAACCTAGGCTTACTCAAAGACCATTCGTCTTGTTGTAGTCCGTATTCGGGGTCAATTACATCTTCTAAATTCATAATATCTCCTATATAAAATTAAAAGAATATTATACAGGAAGATTAAACATCTGTAAAGACTTAAAAAATACCACTAACCGCATCACTCACTGTAGAAAGACCATCACCAACAAAAGCTGTGACTTTATTAAACAGTGAATTTTGTACTTCACTATTACCACCGATGTTCCAATCTGCTTGACTGGATAGGCAATAAATAGTCCAAACACGGTATTCAAATTGACCACTAAAGGTGGTCTGTGGAAAGTCAACAATAAACGCTTCATCACTATGAAACAAAGTTGATCCGCTTCCGTCTTTTAGTGTAAGACTAATACGTCCCGTACCAAGTCTTAAATCTTCTCTGTGAATCTCTGACATTAAGTCGTTGGCATCACCAGTCTGTAGGCAGGAAAATGATATAGTGGCAGATGTATCACTGTTTTTATAACGAGTGTTCTTGCCCCTAATCCCTCTTACAGCGGTGTAGCCGGGTTGATTCTTTTGTAAAGAGATTGTGTCCCATCCTGACAATGGGTATCCACCAAATGTGAGCGTAACTTGTGTGGGACTGTATGTTGCTACATTAAACATTTAGGATTCCTCCGATAATGGGGGCGGCTGCCGTCACTGTATTTACGAGGTCATCCAATAAACCAGCAGGTTCTACGTTACTGCCAATGTTGCTAATGGCTTGAGAGCTTCGTAGTGTCCATGTTCTTGTGCTGATTTGATCTGAAAATTCTTGGTCTGGTTCTGCTTCAATCCATGTGGACGTTGAGAAGAAGAACGAAGTACCTTTAACATCTTTAATCAATAAAGGGAAAATCCCTTTCAATAACGTCTGATCTAACAACGACAATTTAGTTAGCACATCGTTACTCTCTGCCGCACTATGTAGTGTAAGAGTGATTGTATAAGTCTGATCGTTGTTGTATAATCTAGCAACCTGACCATCACTGGTTCTCTGTGCCGAGAAAGGCTGCATATTTTTTGAGATAGTGACAAAACTGCCCGCCGCTAACCCCGTAATAGGGACAATCCCTGCTACAAGGATATTTACATCTTCAGGACTGTATGTACTTAATTTCATTAAGAGCTATCCTTGTAAGGAAAGGGCGCTCAAAAGAACGCCCTATTTGTCACTTATTTCCAGCGATCTGCTACAGTACCACCAAGCTGACCAAGAGCAGCAGCACCATCAGTGCTGAACTTACCATTGCCGCCAGTAACACCTTGCAGGGAAACACACTGAAGACCCCAGTCACGATTCTCAATACCAGTGCTGAAAGAGCGGTCTGGTTCAATTGAGATAAACGCTTGAGGGCTGAAGTACAGACTACGGCCAGTGTTGTCTTTGATAGTTAGGCTGAACAACCAAGTGTTGTCACGAGCTTGCTCATCATTAGCCAGAAGCTGAGAAAGAACATCGTTACTTTCAGAGGCTTGATGCAGGCTCACTGTAACAGTGGAAGCCTTGTTAGCACGAATAACACGGGCGTTGCTCAGATCACTACCTACATACAAAGTAGAAGCTGGAACTTCGCGTGTGATGTTAATAAAAGACCCATCAGCGTAGCCACTAATTACATGGCTAAAGCTATCATTTGCGAGGACAATAACAACATCCTCGGGGCTATAAGTTGAAAGAATCTCTGTCATGGAAGCCATTTATATCTCTCCTTGATCACACACGGGCTACGCCACGGATGATGACTTTACGAACCGAGCCTGCAAGCCGGAACGCGATAAGGAAGTCACCCATCAGCCGTTGAGCACGTTGAACTTCTGGAATTGCCAGAGGATCAGGAGCTACTACCGTATATGGAGTGTCGTCAGCAATACCACCATTAGCCACGCCTTGACTCATGACAGTGCGAATGTCATTTTCAATAATTGTGGCCCCGGTGCGCGTGAATGGGATTTTTTTCACATTAACCATGCGGAAAAACACAGATTCTTCCAAACGAGTGATCAGCCACAGGATGAATACTGATTCCGTTTATGTTCACACAAGATCGTTACTCTTGTACTGCTTTAGGTTTCGTTGTCCACCCATTTTTATTTCCTTTGCACCAGCTCTCAACAATGTAAGGCTCTACATTACCGTAATACTTTGCTGCAAAGATAGGGCTTTCAAACTCTAAACCTTCTGGAGATATGAATATACTTTTACTTCTTGAAGAGGTCATGTGCAGGAACTCTTCATTTCTTTCTGCATTTATAATCAAAGAGTCACTAAACTCTCTTGAAACCTGTTTCTTCTTTTCTGCGCTCGCTTGCACTGCTTTAAGCATCTGAGCATACCCTTTCTCAGTGGCTCTGTATTCAATCATTTGAGCGCGTTTAATTTCCTTCCATTCCTCAGAACGTTTTTGACCTGTCCACGCTTCTCTTGCAAGTTTTGCATACTCTTTGATAAGACCAGAGGAAACTTTATAATCGTTTAGCTCTTTAAGTTTCCTTTGCCGCTCTGGTGTGTTAGCAAGCAACCTTATCCTTTCTAATAAACCAGACTCAACATTAGCTAAACCTCTAGCTACCTTCTGATCCACTGTTTGTCCACGCATCATTACCCAAGCCATATAGTCAGACGCCCTTTTATACGCCTTCCACAACAACCTGTGTGCAAAAACATGCTGTCTGTAATCTAACCTTATAAGGTTTTCTTTTGAATCATCGCCTCCTGCATGGCGAGGAATGATGTGGTGGACTTCTGTATAAGTTCCTTCATCAAACACTTGATTCTTGTATTTTTCTATAAATGCAAAATAAAGTTTTTCGTAATTCATTGTATCTCCAAGCTACTTACGCTTTCACGTAAGACCAGACTATATCTTCACCTTTCTTTTCAAGTTAAGGTGCTCCCCATTTCGCCTCACTTGAGGCTACGGCATCACTGCCTAGTCGTTGAACCTTCCCCTCATCAGGGCTTGGCTGCTGATTGCCACATAATATGTTGTTTTCAAACATTCACGCTTAACTATATCTCAAGTTTACGTTGTAGTCAACATATCTTCGCGGGTTTCCAGCAATTAAAGGAGTTATTCAAAAGTCATTTCTGACTTAGGCGACTTGTTTCAAATCGATAGGAGCACCACTAACCATGTTACCATCTTGGAAAACTTCAACACCAGCTTTACGGGTATAGAAGTTGCAGTTTTTACTACGCAGGTTAGTTTTCTGAGTCTCGGTTAGACGATCAACAGTAATACCAGTTGCAGTTTTTAGGTTCCAATCATTAGAACCCGGAACTTCTGGGAGTTGGCTACCAATCCACGCACATTCAGGGTACTGAGTGGCTGCATTCTTACTGTAGATAAGGAATGTCTGGTCATAGTTAAGATCACTAAGAGCCGTGGCTACGTCAGTGATTTGAGTGGTAGGAACATCTGCATCAGCAGTTGCGGCACCATAAATCTTACGGCGAGCTTGAATGGCAGCAGCAATCTCAAGAATGTCAGCTTTAACGCGAGTCTCGGTAGTCAAAGCAAACCACTGATCATTTACATCTTCAACAGCATCAATCGTGTCTGTCCAAGTCTCTGTAGGTGCCGCATCTTGCTTAACAAGGTTAGAAGATACTCGTACTGACCAATCGCTACCCGGAGTAGCAGGAGCAATAGTAAGACTGCCGGTGTTGTCTGTTACGTTAATACCTGCAACAGTACCAATAGTCAGATCAAGACCAGTTGCAATTTCATCTGCTGTAGCATTGGCATCTGAAGTGTAGCTATAGTCCACTTCATTGATGGTTACAACATAGGTTGCATTATTAGCCACTGTTGGTGTGATAGTGACGCTATCAACTTGGCGACGGCCTACTACAACAGAAGCAGGTTTTAGTTCTTGACCAAATAAGGTCTGAACCATTTTATATACAACATCTGAACTATCGAAATCTTCTGCAATACCTGTAATACTTGTGTATACACGAGCACGCTCAGGGAAGTTTGTAAACGCAGCCATTACACATGGAATGTCAAAGCTGGCTGTATCAATAGCAGACGTTTGTTTGTCGATAAATACCTCGACAACATCTGACAAGTTATTTGCCATTAGGCTTCCTCTTTATGGAGTTGGTTGTGGGAGTGGAGGGACTGTAATAATCTCACCAGAGTTAACATCGACAATAGATACATGTTCCACCCAATCAATCTCTTGTTTGGTGTAAACCATGTATGAAAATGTAACGTCAACATTGAAAAACTCTACCCATTGCGTATCTCGTTTTTGGGGAGAGCGTCTTAGCCCACTCTTTCGGATTGGAGCCAAGTGATTCTTTTGATACGCTTCTCTTACTACAACACTACCTAAGATAGAGTTGTGAAATTCTGTACCCATATCTGGAGCATCAGTACCCGCAAAGGTGAACTGAATAACTGCTTCATAATGGTTTTTGTAAATCAGATTCTTCTTTGGAACTGAATCATCTGTGAATGTTGCTTCTTCTTTTCTACCAACTTGGTTGATATTTACGATTTGAACTACAACATAGCTTGAAGATGGTTCGGGTGCATTTTGGTGAGAATAGATAACAGGTGTAGTGCTATATCCTGCTTGCTTTAGAGCTTCAACTGTTCCAAGTCTTACAGCATTTCTCATACTTGAATAAATAGACATTTAGGATTCCTTATAAGTCACGGCCATCAGCCACTCGATATTCAACAGAATCCAGCATCTTGCCTGTATCAATCAGAGGATTGTTCACGCCACCTTTCAATTCGATAGTTCTTTCTGCGTTCATTGGGATAGACCACATTTCAATTTCTTTCTGCATGATCTGAACAAAAACAGGGCCGAGTTTGTGATACAACTGGTTCCAAGACATTTGACCAAGAGCAACAGCACTAACCATCCCTTTTACTTGAGGGGTGATCCATTCAAGTTTTTCAATGTTTTTAATCATGAAGCCAGCACGCATGAATGGACGCATTGGAGGACCAAGCCCTTCTTCTTGAATCTTAGCAACGTAGGCTACAGGAAGGTTGTCATTTTCAGGGCCATAGTATTCATCAAAGAACCCAACATCCAAGGACTTGTAATTCCCTTTAAGTAGATTCTTTTTCATGGAATCCCAAACACGAGTATCTTTGATAAAGCCTGAGTTTCTTGCCATATCAAATCCTCTTAGTTAGGTGTGCGTGGCTCTCTGGCAGCCATTGCACGATAATGGTCAAGAGTTCCCATCTGGTAACGCCTAACCTTCATCACTCGATACCAATCACCATTCCATTGAAAGCGATCTGCATCCCAACCCCCTGTACCTTCCTTAGTAGCTTTAATCTCAGAAACAGAGTAGATTTTGTACCACTCCTTGCTACGCTCAGATTCAGGGAACAGCATGAGTTCTTCGTCTTTTACAGGTTGGATGTTTGCTTGGATAACTACATCTGATGTAGTAGCGTCTTGCCATACACCATCAACATAGCCACCTACTGTGGATGGTCTTTTAAGTGTGAGAGGGATTGTTTTGGTTAAGAGAAACTGTGGTTGTAGCATCTACCAAATCTCCTTAACACCCACAGGTATTTGAATTGAATGGATCAGAATAAAATAAACCACTCCCATCACAAACTCTTACTCTTGTTAGAGAAGGACGAACATTATCTGGATTATTGTTATTAGAACAAACACTTCTCTTCATGTTCTTTATACCTCTCATATTTTCTTTTTAGTTTAAAGTCAGAGTCTTCGTAAAGAATAGAAAGAATAGTCAATGCTTTTGAACCATAAACACCAATACGGTACAGGTCATTCCCTTTACTTTTAATTATTTTTGGAAGTTTTTCAAAAGTTACAAGGTTTTTACAAAAGTCTAAAAACTGCTCACAAATTATAGAACTTCCGCACAGAGTGACACAGGTAGTATTCTTAGGGTGACCAACATGGCCATCACCATCAATCACACCGCGCCAAAAGTGACGGTCGCTTAAAAATTCTTCGGGACAGACTTCCTTCATGGATTTTCTTGGAGTAAGACCTAAACTTCGTAAATCTGAAGATATATCATCGGATTTAAAATGCAATCTTGAGGATAGATAAGTCTTTCCTGTCCTGCTGTCGAACCTAGAGTAATCTTTCACTTCATTCTTGAGGCACAGGAAATTCCTCAGTTCTTCAAGAATGTGTCGGTCGGTTTGCTTGAGTCTTATCTCAACAGTACCGTCATCCCATAGACAACCATCGGTTAGTAGTAATCCGTAGAAGTAAGACCTTTGCTCGGACGGTACACTAAAAGCTGCGTTATTCAGTCCGAATACAGCCTTCATTTTAATACCGAGGTTTGTATCCTTCCCAAACTTATTATGCAGTAAAGCAAGTACAGATTTGTAGTCTATTTCTAACTTACTAGCTATCTCTGTAGAATTATACCCACTCTCCCACAAAGAGAGTATTTCTGGGAACAAAGACTCATGAATATTTCTAGAAAGTCTTTTAGTGTCAAGACGAAAATCTAAGAACCTTTCAAATATGTATGTATGAGGAACAGCAAAGTCTTTAGCTATACTTTGGAGTGTCTCGCCATCTCTGTACCTTAAATAACAACTCATCAACCAAGTTTCGCCGCCTAGCGCCTCAAATCTTGGTTTTGCCTTCTTACTGATTCCGACGTAACTTTTAACTTTGTATCCCATTCACAACCCCTTCTTTAAATATTAGACATTAACAGCCAAAGAAGGTTTTGTCAATAGAGCATACTCTAATTTTAGTAAGTTCTGGACGGATGTTATCAGGATTAGCGTTGTTGGCTTCCCAATCAATTTTACTAATCCCAGCAGCATATGGCATAAGACCATTTGGCAGTGTTGCAGAACTTGTATCTTTAATTAGATTCTCAAGAGCTTTTAGGTATTGCGTAGAGAGATTTGACCATATTTCGATGTCACCTACCCTCTCGCGCGATGTCCAACCAGCTAACTGCATAGAAGCAGCAATAGCAGCAAGCCTTGCAGCTTGCATAACATTCCCACCAGTCATATCTAGGAATGCTTGAATTTCATTGTCTGTGAACAGTTGATAAAAAGGGCTACCTTCTGTATCACCAATGAGCACCCTCACCTTTTCCACATCAGTCAATGCCATGATATTTCTCCAAATATACTTGATATTTTCTGGACAGTTTGTAATTACACTCTTTGTAAATTTCGTCCAGAATTTTCTTTATTTGGTATTTGGAGGAAACATAACCCACATGCATTTTTCCATTCAGTGTAACCTTTGGTGTGTACTCCGGGCAAATTGTTGCACAGTAACAAGCAAATGACTCTGCTAATTCTTTTCCGCCGCATACCTCAAGTCTGAATGAATTTTTAGCAATGTGGCCGTCGCCTTCAATAACTCCTCGCCAAAAATGTCTGTTGAATGCTAGTTGTTCAGGACATTTTTCGTTTAAGGATTTTTTAGCATCAAACCCAAAAGCTTTAAGTCTTTCGAGAATGGTTGCATGGGAGAATGCAAAAGAACTTTGGTGGTAAGTATTCCCTGTCCTGCTATCTACTCTAGACCTTCTACGAATTGTATTAGAACTTTGTAAGTAGTTCTTAAGATTTAGTAAAATCTCTTCATCTTGCGATGATAATTCAAGAGAAACCGATTTTTTAGAAAGACAACCATCGGTCAGCAGCCATCCATAAAAATAAGCGCACGCTTCCTCATTTACATCAGAAAAAGCTTCTTCGTTGATAGTATATCCTTTATAGAATTTAATATCTTCCTTGCTGCGTATTTCAACACCTCTTTTACGAAGTATCGTAAACGCAGTATCTTTGGAACAAGGTAAATCTTTACATATAGCAGGAACAGATTCACCGGACAGATACCTTAACTCAAGGCTATCAATTTCAGATTGTGATAGAATACAAAAATCTTTCTGGAAAGAGAACCCAACTTTTTTCATTTGCCAAGACAAGGCTGCTGGTTTTACTCCAAGAATTTCTGCAATTTCATTTCTGCGTTTACCTTCACTGGAAAGCTTCTTAACTAACTCAGTGTCAATGAGGATACGAATTTTTTCAATATCTGTTAAAGCCATTAGGGACTCCTTTATTACTTAAAGGATGGGGGAAACAAGTTCCCCCTCTCCCATTTAGCTCAATTAGCCAGTGTAGCCACGTACCACGAGCTGAGGACGACGAATCACGTTAATGAAGTTCGACTCAGATTGTAGCAGGATTTCGGTATCAGTTTGGTTGCGATATTCGAAAGCGTATGCTTCCATACCGATGGTATTGGTGAATTCAAAACGGTTGGCTGGGCCAAAGTAGGTTTTGAAGACTTCATCAGTACCAACTGGAACAAAGTAAGCATCGTTTGCAGGAATGAAACGCTGACCCAGTGGATCGAAACCACGATATTCCATGAAGCGGATAGCACCATGAACGAACTCACGGTCAAGACCCTGAGCATTACCCATACCACGACCACCACGACGCAGAGGCTCTTGAGTGCTTACGTAGTATTGATACGCAGTAGCAACAGAAGGATGGGAGATCAGCTTGGTGAAGAACTCAGGGGAGCACAGGGCAACCACTTCGTTGATAACGTCACCAGTAAAAGCGTTGTCTTGGATATGGGCAACTACTTCTTCAATCTTAGACAGCACGTTAGTGGTGTTGGTATCAAGATCAAAGTCCACTTCTTTACGGACAACAGAGAAGTCAGTGTAGAAGTTACCGGCGATGGTGCCGTTAGGGGCATAAATATCACCAGTAGTCAGAGTACGGACACGGGCAGTTTCCAGAGTTTGTGCATGGGAACGACGAATACGCTCCAGCTTACGGGCACGAACTTGATCTAGAACTTCTGGTACGCCTGCACCGGCACCACCGTAGGCGCTCTTACCTTGAATATCTTCAGGCTTGATAGCGTCATCGTATGGAAAGTGAGGAACAGGATAAGAACGGATTAGGCGGGTGTAATCCTTGCCTACGTTGTTACGCTCGCCACGAGGACGATCACCAATCAGACCAATAGACTGGTTGATTTGTTCGAAGGTTACAGTATTGGTGGCAACGCCTTCAGCTTGGAACAGGCCCATAGCCTGAATCTTACCGTACTGGTTAGGAACAATTAGAAGTTCCTGAGTCCAGTCCGCAATGTTAAAGGGATTGGTAAAGTCTCTTACGATTGGCATTCTAATATTTCCTTATTTCTTATACAGTGGTGAGGACGTTGATGTTCAGAGCTTCAAGAGAGTCATAAACAGCTTGTTTCTTGGTGTTGTCGTTGTAAGTGGCATCCAGAACCAGAGCGTCTTTGCTCACTTCTGCTGGGCCTTTAACCAGAACAACTACTTTAGTGTCAGTGGTGGCAGCAATGCTTTGTGCGGAAATGACAAGAGCAGCAGCTACTTTGGAACCATCAACAGCAGTCTCAACTGCAATTTTGTATTTACCAGAAGCAGTAACTTTACCGAGAACAGTACCAACTACATAGGATTTGGCAGTAGCTTCGTTTACGATTACTTCTTTGCGGCAGAAGCCGGTTTCTGGCCACAGCTCATGCTTAACCAGATTAGAAAGGCGGGCAACATCAGTGCTTACGATAGGCATAATTATTTATCTCCGAGATATTATTGTTTTGCGTATTTTTGCTTCAGAAGTACGGCAGTAGCGTTTTCTTCTTTTGGCTCTTCAACTTCCATCTGCTTGCTCTTCTGAACAAAAAGATCGGATTCTTCTAGTTTTTCTTCTTTTGCTTTCATGCTAGAAACTACCGTCTCAAAAGCAGCATCGGAAAGAGTGGAGGTTGCTTCAAAAAGAGCAGCCTGTTTTTCAACATCAGCCTCTACAGCCTTAATAGCCTCTTTACGGGCATTAATTTTTTGCTGTTCAGCAGCAGCTTCTAGAGCTTGTTTTTCTTCTACAACAGCTTTCAGTTGTTCTTGAACTTGACTTAGTTCAGCAGACAGGGAGGCTACTTTTTCTACCTGAGCTTGCAGCTCAACGCCCTGTTCATTGAATTTTGCTTCAAGTTCGGAGTGCTGCGCTTGCAGTTCCTCAAGTTGTTTCATTTCTACCTCACTATTATCTTTGGTGAACCCAAAGAGATTTGTTTTTGACAACATATTGTTTTCCTTCTTGGAAAATTCTGCTTGATAATCCATGAACTCTTCATGAGTCATGACTTTATCAACTAAGCCAAGAGAGATAGAATCTTTAGCCATAAAGACTTTAGCTTCTGTACTCTTAACCTGATCTACAGGAATATCACGCATCTCGGAGACATACACTGTAAATTCTTCATATAGGGAGTCCACCTTACCTTGAATATCAGCAAGAAACTCTTCCCTAAACTCACCTTCCGCATTGAAAGGAACCTTATTCCCACCAGCATAAACGAAGGTACGTTCATAGCCTTTTTGTTCTAGTGCCTTACTATCATTAATAAGACGAACAACGACACCAATGCTTCCAACCTCTGCATTAGGGTTTGCAATTACTTCATCGGCAATACAAGACAAACCGTAGCAAGCTGAAGCAGAAAGACCATCTACATAAGTAAGAATCTTGATACCAGCTTCGTCTGCGCGTTTACGCAGATAGCGACCAGTTTCCATCATTCCATATGCTTCTCCACCGCCTGAATCGGCCCAGAGAATCACAGTTTCAGCTCCCATATCAACCATGCTGTTGAATTGTTCAACAACAGATTCATAAGAGCAACCACCGCAAAGGGCTTCCCATCCAGTAGACTTGTAAGTAATTGGCCCTTCTACAGAGATTGTTCCAACCTTTGTATCAGGGTTGTAATTGAGATGCCGTTCTTCTTTTTGTTTTGACTTGGAATCAATAGCCATCTCCCCAACATTACGTTCTGTCAGATATTCAAGAATCCCTTGAAAACTTACAGGATCAATAAGGTGAGGAGTGTTATTTAATTTCCGAGTCAGCAATTTTAATTCATGTGCCAAAGGATTCCTCCTTAAAAGTTTTTAGCCAAAGGTCATCTTCCAAAGGAATCCAGCCGTTTTTAAAATGTTTGAACAGTGATTGAAGTTGATCGCGCCTGAGTCCTAATTTTTTGCTTACAAGATAAGCAGACAACCCTTCAGTAAAATGAGCATAATATGTATCGGCATTAGCCCATATTTGCAAATTTGCTCTGGGCGTGTTCCAGTAACCTTTGGCTTTCAGGGTCTCAGACTGCTTGTTTCTAGCTTCTTCTGATCTTTTCTCACCAATTCTGGCCTTATTCCTTTCGACAAGCAGAGTGATCATCTTTTCCGTCACCGGCCTATTTCTGAGATTCTCTGAAATCTTCGCTTTATGTTCTTCGGACAGACTTCTCCCTCTATTAGCCAACAACAGGGCTTCTTTAGCCTTTTCTGGCATTGGTCTCCCTTTGAGTGCCTTTGAGAGCTTATCTCTGACCTCTTGGGAGACTGGCAAACCCTTCACACCGGGCGGTTTTTCTCCACCGACAGCTACATTCCAACCGATAGACTTTTCCGGTCTTAGTTTATTTTCAACATCATAACAGTAGGCTTCTTCTGCTATAATTACGGTTTCGCAAATTAGATTCTCAGCTCCTATGGCCTTAATAGCCTTGTGTACCACGGACTTTTTACTCTTCTTTGCATTTGCAGTGTCAATATGAACTTTGAATCTATCTTGTGCTGTTTTGGACGTTACACCAACATACCCTTGTGAGAATATGTCAGTGTGTTCCTTCTTTCTAATCCAGTACACTTCCGCCATTATGTATTCTCGCTGTTTCCGGCAGAGCTGTCCCCACCTGATCCATCTGCTTTACCTGTTCCAGACGGAAGTCCTGAGTCCATTCCTTCTGCTGCGTTACTGGTATAGCCTGTCATTTCCTTTTTAGCATCCTCTGTAGAGATGTTCGTATCAGGGAAGACCACAGGCATATTAGCTTGTTCGGCAATCCAGTTCGCAGTCTTAGCATTGGCACTAATCAGTCCTTGGCTACCTACACGTTGGATAAACTTAGACAGAACATCAAGGTCAGGGGATTTAAGATCACCAAAGGCAAAATAAGGAGTTACTTCTGTACTCCAACCATTTAGTGAAAATAGCTGTGGAATGAGGTCATGATTAAGCTGTTCTTGAATCTCAATTAGCTTAGATTCAATAGCCATATCACTAATCCCTTGTAGAGATTCAGCAAGAGAGAAACTACCACCACCATCTTGACCAAGGATTAGCTGAGAAGCCATCAGAGACGTAATAATTTCTTTTTGGTATCTGGAAATAATCTGAGAAACATCGAAGCTCTTAGTACCTTGGATACCGAGCAACTGGAAATCAGCAATCATTTCTTCACCATTCTCATCTTTCAGGGATGGAATGATTACACCGCTTTGTTCCCCTAAGTGCAGATTACGCATCATGTTCTGCCAATAGGCATAAACGGCTTTATCTTCAGCGGAAGCATTTGGGTCCATGTAACGGGGGTTCAGTTTAAGAACTTTCAACCCACGAACATCAGAAGCAACGCCCGAGCCTTCAAACTTTTCAAGTTCTGTCTTATACTTCCAAGCTACATAGCATGATGCCAGCGGGCTGATACCAACGGGATCATCCTTTAGAGCATTGTTGCGGAAGTGTAGAAACTTCTTACGAGGAATCCACTCATCTTGATTCACCTCAAGATATTGAGCTTTGTCTTTACCAGTAGGCTTATTCTTGTATTGATATAGCCCAGTTAGTTTACGTCCTGTCTCATCCCAATCCCAAGATTCAACAGAGTCTTGAGTAATCAAAGGTAGAGATTGAATACCAACTAAACCATCGTCGTATTTACTGCCATTCTTCTTATAGCGTTTACGATACACTTTCTCATGTACAGAAAAACCATAACGATTGAATGTAACGCATTGACGAATAAAGTGACCCCAGCTATGCTCCATATCGTTCATACACTGATGCAGGAACTCAGCTTTATCTTTTAGTTGGTCTTCATAGCCTTCTGGAATCTTAATGCTCCAAGGGACACGAGCAATAGCCATCTCAACAAGGGATAGTGCTGGAGCAATAGTGGCATCTTTAGCCATCTTTTTATAAGTGAAAATTGCCGTTGGCCACCTAAGTTCTGCCGAGCAATCTTCATAAACATTACCACCGAACACGTTCAAGCCGTTGTAAGACATTTGACTTAAACGGATGCGGGGAATTGTGCTATCCTCCCCTTGTGTGAGAGGAACAGTTTGTTCTTCAGCCATATTTGTTCCTATGCAAAGGGGTTATTTGTTTTTAGAATTGAATCTGATTGCTGGAGGCCAGTCATGAAGTTGGGGATTTGAACTCTACTTGCCAATGCCATGAAGGCGTCCGAGCAAACATCGACAAGATCGTCGTGACCATTTACACCAGACTTCCGCTCTCCGGTAAAACCTTCTAACTCGTTGTAGAAGAATTTAAGATCGTTATAAACCTTATTTTCGTAATCTGTACCACAGTTCTTTAAGGTGTTCATCCCACCATTCATGGTGAATGACGCGAACGGACGAAAACGGTCGATCTTTTTACCTGAAGCCTTCATTGTTCTAACAAAGAAACCTTCTTCTGAGATTTGACGAGCCATCATCTGTGTTGCAGCTTTAGCGGCTGGGTTTGGGTCAATAGGTAAAATAATGTCTACCTTGTTACCGTCCCTTCTCGCATTCTCAAGAACAAAATCTGCCCATTGACCAAATCTAATTCGGATTCGCTGAACATCATGAATAAAATATTCCCCATTCTTTAGCTTTGATAGCTTGACACAAGTTGTATAATCGGGGTCATACGTCATATCTTGAGTTTTAATTGTTCCAGCAAAGTCATAAGCCCTAACTGTTTTTACAATATCTGTCCAAGCAGGCTCTTCATCACACTCTCTAAACCACTCACGCTTAATTAGCCCCTCACCCTCTGGGCGAGCGTCCCAGTTGCCCCATAAAAGTAACTCTTTTTGAATGCGAGGCAAACCTTCAAGAAACGCAATATAGCTTGGTTCAATATATGGATTGTCGTAGACGGATGCCGAGATGAACCTGAAAGACAGTGGAGTAGATTTAGGAAACTGTTCAAGAATTTCTTCTTTACTATTTGCCCAATGTAACTCGTTATCTATACGAACAAACCAACGAATTGCTCCTTGTTTAGAAGGATCAGGTCTGCCATGTAATTCATGGTCAGGCGGATAAAGATACCAGTCTACATATTTCCTAACCCAACTATTGGCATCAGGGTTCATTGTGGCACGCATGTTCGGCTTCATCTTCGCTTTTGTACGAAGACGCGAAAGAATATAGTCAAATTGAGGTTCTTCAAATTGACACAACTCCTCCATTACACAACTGGAAATTTGTGCGCCTTGAAAGTTGTCCGTATCGTCAACTCTTTCAAAGTGGGAGAACTGTACTTCACCCCCACTGCTTGCCACGATTTTTAAATCTTTAATTTTAATCCTGCAATTTGGATCAAATTCTTTATAGAGTTGCTTTGCTTCGTCCCAAACTGCACCGGGCTTTAGTAGCATCGGGGTAGTTCTACGAAGTGTCAACCCCCGGTAAAGGGGGTCGTTGATATATTTAAGATGGTGGGCAAGGCCCGCCCAAGTTTTTCCGCCGCCCGCCTGACCCCCGTAGAAACAAATATCTACCCAGTCAGGGGTAGTCAAAAACATTTCTTGGGGCTTACTGGCAGGTTGGATTACAGCTACCATTAAACCTCCTTCGTGATTTTGTACTCTTCTTCCCAAGAATCGCGTTGAGCTGCTGCTTGTTCAAAAGTTTTAAACTGCTTAGTAAGATATTTACCGTTCACGTCCATCCGAGCAACATATATCTGCCTACGTTTATCGTATTTCACTCCCACCTTCCCACAAATCCCTTTAGGTTCTCTTGGAAATTTATACATTGTTTTAGAGGCTTCTACTTTAGTAACCCACATACAATTATCTTTACTGAAATCCCCAAGAGGGTTTAGTCTAATTAGTTGTAAGTTATCAGGCTTCTCACCCATATCTTCAACAAAATTATCAACTCCATCCTCTCCTAACCACCTTTCGCAAACCTCAATACCGTATTTAACGAAGTTGTGATTAGATTTGTGGGACTCACTATAACAGCGGTAAAGCATGTTACGGTAGGCTTCGTAAGTTTTTCGGGAGTAGCTCCATTTTCTGTTGGCTTTTGAAGTCTGATCTTTGTGAAAACAACCACAAGACTTGGTGTCACCTGATTGCAATGCGCCTACCATCACTGATGTTTCGTTACCACAATCACAAACACAGTCCCATCTGGCTTTTCTTTGACCATTAGGGAAGTGATGCCATGAGTACGTGTCTTTGACTACAAGTCTACCAAATCTCTTACCAGATAGATCAATATGTCTTGTTTCACCATAACCGGCACCCTCTGTACGAAGTGAGCGTTGGAAAGAATACTCTTCTTTAATCTTTGCAAGAACTTTTGTCGGTAAGAATTTACCATACTCTCTTGTATTGGCCATCATGTGAGCGGCGTTTGTTAAACCAAGATGCTTTGGATACGCTTTCCAAAGCAATATATGTGCAATGATATGCTCTCGTGCGGTAAACATCACAAGATTATCATCTTCATCACTGCCGCCTAAACAGCGTGGAACAATATGATGCTTCTCAAAGTAACCTTCAAGAATAGATTTATCCAAGCCTCTAACTTTACACTTTTCTACTAATCGGTCATAAACCTTTTTATAATCCATTTTCACTCCTAAATAAAAGGAGTGCCCCAACCTGCGTAGCCGTCAAGACAACTCTATAGCAGGAATTACGGGTTCACAAAACTAAATTAAACAGAGCGTCATCACGACGAGTCTAATTCTTTTCAGACTTAACGTCTATTCTTCCCAAAAGAAAGCTCCACGCTTTCTCTCATTCAATAAAAACAGTATATCAAAAATTCATTAGCTGAAGCAAGCTTTTTGAAAATAAATATGAAATAATCTTAAGCGATGATCCTCACAAAGAAGATCATCTATAAAACTACTTACTATATTTACGAAGGATTGTCTGTAGCAAGAATAGTAAAGCCATATTGAATTTTACCGTGTTAATTCTAATCCGGCTGAAATAGTGCTGAAGGCCACAGCTACCTGCCAATCAGCGTGAGAAACCAAAAATGTTTCCCCTCTCCCCAAACACGCAATCTTCGTTGCGTTTAAAACGATCCAGACACCATTTACAAGCAGACTTGCTTTGCTACCGACATTTCAGCTCTAATAGCTTGGTGTGGGCTGGGCTACGCTCCATCTCATCTGGTTAGTCGTAGCGATCATATCAAGCACTAACGTAGCTTTCACGAAATGATGCTTCAAGGTAGCGATCACACCTTCTTCATTCACTAGGCAAAATGTTTGAAGATACGGGCTTTCGCCCGAGCTGGGTTTTATCCCAGCCCCAAGCCGTAGGCTTGATTTGGGATAGTGCATTGCACTATATTCTTTTGTCCACAATCCACAGACCGTGGACAGTTATTCTTTATTTATCAGTGAACATTATCAGCTAATATCTTTGAAAGGGTTGATTTCAAGTGTCCATCCCTTCCAATAATCATACTCATCAGATTCAACAACATTGTTGTGTTCAAGGCGAATCTTGTTACCAATCTGAACCACCAAACCTCTGTCAGAATCTTTATATCGTTTAACAATGTACAATTGGTAACGTGGGAGCCAACCATCTTTAGGAGTGGCTTTCAGTAGTTGCCAACCAGCATTATCAAAATCATCTCGTACATAATCTTGTCCAGCCAGCTTTGTGATCGTGTATTTACGTACATCACAACCAAGGACAAATCTCTTAAAGTTGTTGAATGGATTGCGAACCGCCATCCACCAAAACCTATTTAAAGGCTTTCTGCTATCTGCACCAAAACTGTTTGCATCCCACCAACCACGATGATCGCCAGTAGATGAATCTTCAAGGTTATCCCAAGGCCAGAATACTTTAGGAAACACCTCTCTAATCCATTTACGATTGGTATTGTACATTGTGAAGTGTTTGGCGGATTCAGGATCATATTTTCCAAGTAGGAGCATGATAGGGACTACCAAGAATCCTAACAAAATACCGCATACTTGAAGGACAAAGAACAAGATAGTAGTTACTGCGAATACAACAACTTCTTTAAACACTATTCTTTATCCTTCTTAACAGCATCGTTGACGAACAGAGAGAACACAGCACCATTCGGTTGTTTTTCCTGCTCTTCTTTCTCAGCTTCTTCTGCTTCAATAGCGTCACCCTTCCAACGAAGACCGTTCATCTCTGCTTCGTCAACAGCGGCAGCCTTGGTAAAGCTGATAAGGTTGTTCAGCACCCATTTTGCAGTCTGGAGTGATTCCCGGTCTACGGCTTCCTCTTTTACTGACTTCTCAACCAGAGCCAGTGAATGAGGCTCAAGTTCTTGCAACTTAACCAAAGTCTTACGCAGGGCTGATTTTTTAATACGCTTTTTACGCTGATTTTGATTATCGGCTGCCAAAGTATTACCTTTCTCAAACCTGTGCGTCGGATTCGGATTACCCTTGGGCATAATTTTCATACCTCTTAATTATAGCTTCTGAAATACATCTATCAGATTCTAGGCGTGCAAACTCATAAGCCAGTTCCAATTTTCTTGAAAGCCAAGCTTCATGTGCTGATAGTGGATCACGAAAATTCCCCAAGAACTCCCTCTTTCCACTAAAAGGGTTGGAAATCTTAGCATCAAACATGTTCTTTTTATTATGGAAGCTAACACCTATTGGCCACTCTCCCCTTAGCGCAGACCTCTCTGTCATAAAAGAGTTTAACTTTTTACTGATAAACACGCATGTTTCTGGGGAGTAATGTTTGTTGCCTCTGAGTAACAAATCTTTATCTAAGTACTTACCTTGCCAATCTTGTTGTTCCATCCAAGCTTTGAAGTTACTAAAAGTTAGCCACTCTTCGCAGACAGTGCAATCTTTATAGGATGGTTTAGTTTTATGGTACTTGTCAGAATAGCATCTTTCAAGCATGCTTGCCCACTTATTATAGAATGGACATACAGCATTTTTCTTATTTGTTACAACCTCAGATAAATGTGATTCACCATGAACATGGTAGTCTGCATCATTTATACCAACACCATAAACTAATTTAGTTTTCTTATAGACCTTCTTCATTTTAAAACCTCTATAGTCAAATTACTCAATGTCGCAACAGGGACATGCAACAAACCCTACAAAGAGTAATTTGCTATAAAAGTCTTACTGTCGCTTGTTTCTAAAGGCTGTTGCGCAGCCTGTGTAAAGCATTTCTGCTTTCTATAATCAACTCAAAAGAATTAACTATAGAAAGCATCCTATCAGATCAATAGGTGAACAAGGATGCTTAATGATAGCCCAACAGACAGGAGGAATCCGTAGGACTACCGAGGATGCAGATGAAGGAGAGAACATCTGCGAGGAGAAACTTAATTCTAAAAATTCACAAGCTCTGTATATAGCTTGCAATATATTATACGCGATTTATTTTTATTTGCAACAATTATTTAGTCATTTAGTGGTTTTGCTGGTGTAACTTCTCTCGAAAAGGGCACTTCAGTAATATCTTCAAGCTGATAAGACCTATAATCGCAAAATTCAGGTTCATCAATAAAAGGCTGACAAGACCAACAAATATCATTCATTGATCCGTCAGGAAGATCAAAACTCATCTCACCACGAGTAAGCACAACACCACAACAGGAACATCTCATAAAACACCTTTCTTGTTTTTGTTATTAAGTAAGACACAGTGTACCACAACAATAGGTACCTATGTCAACCCCTAAGCAAAATTTATTTTAGATATTCTTCTCTATAGCTCAAATAGTCCATAATCCCAACATACTTAGGATCAGACACCTTATATGCAACATAGCTATGAATCAGACCAGATTCCTCGCTCCAATCATTTAAACTGTTACTCTTAAACCAAATATGGACACCATCATTCTTGTGGTAGTGATAGCCTTCTGAGTAAAGTTTCTCAGCATGAAGTAAGCCTTCGTACCAATCACTACGTTTGTATTTCTTTTTAAACAGATTCATTGATTTTAGACTCCAGATATAAAATATATTCACAAAGCTCTTCCACAGATTCTGACACTCTCCAACCCTCACTATAACGATATTCTCTATAATCTTCTAATACGCCACGAGGTTTATACCCTTGACTGAAGGCTTCGAGCATTTCATCTCTGGTCTTTACTAAATTCATTTCTCAATCCTCCTTACTTAGCATTTTACTTCCCACTGACGCAAAGTGTAAACATAATCTTCTTCATAATCCTCCGACTCTAACTCTCGGATGTGGATTAGCGCCCTCTCTTCGTTATCAAATACTGAACAAATCCAACTGCCATTCTCATAAGGTGCTGAACTCATACCTTCAATAATCCATACAGTTCTCATACTAATACTTTCTCCTCTGAAAATTCACCATTATCTTTCCACGTAATCCCGACTGGCACCAAGAAACCTACACCAAACCTTTTACGGAAGCAATTACCCATTGTGTCAGCCAACAGACCACAGTGTTCTCGCTCTACTATAAAGCTGTCATGCACAGGGAGGCAAGGAATATTTTTCTCAATCATCACACTAAGAACATCTGCGGCGAGTTCACTGTCAAAATACTGTAGAACGCTACCGTACCCATCGCCCATGCAGAACAAATCCTTGAACTCTGGATATGCACATTCCACAAGAGCCATGACACTCGACGCTTTACCAAGCGTGTACTTCTCATCCTTGTATTTTCTAATCTCCTGTTCAATCGCCCCACGAGCTTTGTCTTTAGTGAGACTGTTAAACATGATATTTACGGCAAGCTTCACAATCTTACGGTTTGAGGCTGATCGTTCATCTTCTTCCAAAATTCCCGAGTAAACGTCTGATGGAACCTTGGATAAATCAATCCCTTCACGAGCAGCAGCAATGCGGAAATGAAGATTACCAAAATCTACCTCAACAATCGGATTACCATTGATAGTTATATCCAGACGACCTTTGCTATTTTTATTCTCAATACGCAGTACATCAGCACGATAGAATCTGCCACCATGACTGAAATCGGTGTTGAATACACGACAGTAAAAATTAGAGAGTACAGCACCACTACCATCTCGGATTGTACAAATGTCAATCAATGTATTCAGTTTACGAACAACCTCTTCAAGCTTCTTGGTTCTCTCTGTTGTTCTGAAGATTACAGGATTTTTATCCTCATCACGAAGCTCAATGTATGCGTAGGAATCCTGATACGCAAGCTCTGCCACACGGACAGCTTCCACGTCCGTGCAGAAATCTTCAATAAATTTATCTGTTGGAAGAATATAACTCACTTCCCTCTTCTCCTCTATCTTATGCGCCTTACCAATGAAGTTGATGACATACCCATGATTTGACAGGTAGTCAACAGCTTTGATTATCCTTCGTGCAGTCATACCCTTCTTACTCAGTGCTACTTTACCTGTCATACGTGAGTAGACAAGCTTACGATTCTTACGAACACAAGCAATGAGGTTAGTTATAACAACACCAACAGCAGAGGTATCAGTGTTCCACCCTCTAACCACTGCACTAACTGAAGGTCTTACCTTAATGTCATAGGTAAGTAATCTGGTATTTAACACTACGTCCACACATACCTCCTATCTCTCCTCCTCTACCATATAGCGCAATAATTGATGTTAAAATCCTCTGTAGGCCACGGGGCACTAAGGCTGTAGCCATTTTTCAGTCAATTCAAATAGCCTTTTAGCCCACTCAACAGCACGAACAATACGTCCTTCGGACTGTCTGCATTCAGTCCTGCACACAGGAAAGATACATAGGTAATTTCTCCCCGTGTTCTGCAATTCTACACCAATCCTCACACCTGTCAACAATCAAATTTCTGCTTGCATTCCCAAGCAACATGGGATAAAGTGTACCACAACCTGAGCTAAGAAAACAAGCCTTTATGAGCAAATTTATTTTCAAAAGACTTGTTTACAGGGCATGTGTCTGTGTTAGAATAGGTACATCAACAACGAAAGGAGGACAAATGAAAATCATCATGCATAAACGTCCACATATCATCCGAGGACACCTTCTACAAAACGTAGAGAAAGGAAAGCCTTATGAAGTTCTTGACACATACCAGAAATCTTATAAGATTGTAGATGGAACAGGTAAAGAGATTTGGGTATCTGGAGCTGCATTTAGAAAGTATTTTTATGAGGAGAAACGATAATGAAGTACATGGGGTCAAAAGCACGACACGCTAAGGAGCTTCTACCGATCATCCTGAAAGACCATAAACCTGATATGTGGTATGTAGAGCCTTTTGTTGGCGGTGCTAACATGATTGACAAAGTTCCTGCTAACATTGCACCAAAACGCCTTGGTTGTGATGTGCATGAATATCTCATTGCAATGTGGCAAGCTGTTAGTGAAGGCTGGTTGCCCAATAAGCTGATTACCGAAGAAGACTATTTAGAAATTCGTAACAATAAAGATGTGGATAAAGCTTTAACTGGCTACGTTGGATTTGCAATGTCTTTTGGTGGTAAATGGTTTGGCGGCTATCGTAGGGATATTGCAGGGACTAAAGAAAATCCAAAGCTAAAGCAGCTTAATGAAAACGATCAAAGTCGTAAATCTTACCAAAGTCTTTTAAAGCAACAGAAAAATCTACTAGGTGTTCACTTTCAAAACAAATCCGTGTTTGACATTGATTTTAGTCGTTGTGGTAAGGCGACTATTTACTGTGATCCGCCATATCTCGGCACTACAAAATACAAAGATGATTTCGATCACGAACGCTTTTATGATTGGTGTGTAGAACGTCACAAAGAAGGTCATAATGTGTTTATCTCGGAATACTGGATGCCAGAAGATCGCTTTGAATGTGTTTGGTATAAAGAAGTTAACAACTCCTTGACAAAAGATACAGGTTCAAAGAAAGGTGTTGAGAAACTGTTTATTGTCAAGGGGTAAGCAAATGAAGCCAAGTGCTATGAGGCGTAAACAGGCTGTAGATGCAGCAAGAGAATTTGTATACGGGAAGCGATGTGAAATGCCGCAAGGGTTTGATGAAAGACAGCAGAGAATCTTTCTTAAATATGTGAGCATCACACAGAATCAAAAGCAATTCTATGACAACCTTGATAATGATTGTTGGATTGCATATACTGGAATGACCAGACAAGGGTATGAGGAGGAAAACAAATGAAGATCACAGACGAAGATCGCCAGAAAGCAAAAGAGAGTCGTCTTGCTAAGAAGCAATGGGCTGAAGAGAATTTAAAACTTGTCTATGAAGATGAAAATGTGTGGGAAGAACTTGCTAAGAAACATCGTGTGCGCCTCCCGCAGAAACACCTTCCAAATACAGAGCTGAAATACATGAAACGTATGTTCAAGCATTTAGGGCTTGACACGAAGCTGTATTTGGAGAATTGTGGAGTAGCGTCCCTGAAGCAACTGGTAAACCTCAACCCAACATGGACAGCTCGTGCAGAATGTGGGATGTTGTTGGAGTATTTTGATAAATTCTTTAGCGAAGAGTTCTGCACAGAGCCTTAAACAAAGGTAAAAATGCTCCGTTAGTGGGGAAAATGAGGGTGTAAATCAACGATCTACTCATAAGGTAGGCTACCCTACTGGGGTAGGCTTACAAAGCAAATAAAGAGGAGAAATCCATTGACAGAACAAGATAAGAAACCAGACATTAGCTCCTATGATGCTTATGTAAGAGCAGTTAAAGAAGAAATTGGTGTAAAGGTTCTTACAGAAGAGCTTGCACAATACTTGATGAGGATGTATATTAGCAAAACACCAGTAAGCGTTGTGGTGGATAACCTTGAAAAGATGAAGGAGAAATAAATGTCATTGATTCTTTGGATAACCTTACTCTCTTACTTAGCTGTGGCTATGGTCTTTAACCTAGCTATGTTAAGTTTTTACAGAGAAGATAAGAATAATCCTAACTCCTCTTGGAGTGGGAGTGAAGTTTGTGATAAAAATTGGTATGGTAATCGCCAGTATGATTTGGCCCGTTTGTATTGGCTATGGGTTCTTTAAGATGTATACTAAGAAGGAGAAGTAAATAATGACCAGTAAATTGATTCTAAGCACCAACTATGTAGTCGTCCTACAAGAATTTGAGAAAGCTGTCCTGCAAGGCTACCTATTTGTACCGGGACGTTCTGATCTTGCAATTCATCCTACGGGACTCATGGAGTTGGAACTTTTTAAA